TTACAGCTTGGTTTTTGACTGAGGGGTCAGCGCCGCGATCACCCGCGCTATCGCATGATCCGCGATATTCGGAAACGGCAGCGACGCCCGGCCAACCTGCCGGATCGGGCCGGCATGCTGCCAGTCGATCGGCAGGTCCGGCACGATGTCGTTCCCGTTCTTGTACAGGTGCAACGGCACCTTGGCGAGCACCGCCGCGACGCTCCCGTTTGTACTCACCCTTGGCGGCTCGAAGCCATAGACGGCCGCCGGCGGATTCCCGTCGACCACCATCGCCGCCGCGGCCATGATCGCGATCGCGGCGCCGAGCGAGTGGCCGACGAGCGTCACCGGCCGGCCGTCGATCGCGGCGAGCACGTCGACGGCGATCGCGCCCCATGCCTTCCAGAAACCGTGATGCACCTGGCCGATGCCGATCACATCGATCGGATGGGCGTCCAGATCGGCCGCCACGCAGTCGAGGTTGTCGGTACCAGGGAAGGCGACGACCAGGCCGGCCGCCGTCTGCCGCACGATGGCGCGCGAGGCGCTGTCCGCTTTGCCGATGTCCGGCTTGGCGGAATACGCCTCCTGAGCAAGCAGCGCGAAATCGCGCGGACTCATTGCAGCGGCGCGCCCGCGAGCGGCGTCGACGCGGCGGCCGGCGGCGCTGCTGCGGTCTGATGCATCGAGATCGCCACATTGAACGCTAGGATCGCCGTGTCGATCGCAGCGTCGGCCGCCGCCTTGTTCGGGAGCGTCGACGCGTCGATGAGCGCCTTGATCGCCGGCAGCGTGCTATCGACGATCGTCTGCAGGTCGGGCGACGTCACAGTCGCGCCGACCGCGCACACCTTCGCGATCGCGGGCTGGACCGTGTTGTCCAGAGTGGCGGCCGCGCCGCCGGTGAATACGCCATCGGCCTTCAGGATGGCGATCTCGCCGTTCGCCGCGCCGCACGCAATCGCGACCTGTTGCGGGAACGTGAGCGACGGTGCCGAGCCGCAGCCGGCGACGAGGAAAGCGGACGCGACAACGCCTGCCGCGAGCAGCATGAGCTTCTTCATGGGGGATTCCTTCGGAGATGTGCCGCGGCGCGCGGCGGGAGGATTACTGCTGGGCAGCCTTGGCGGCCGCGCGCGCGACGAATACGTTGTAGGCAGCGTGCAGGCCGGCGACGATCAGGGTCGCGACGAGCGACGACGCGCTGGTCGGAACGGCGCCGTGGAAGCCGCCGAGCGCCCAGTCGACGGTCGGGATGAGGTCGGTGACGCCGAGCGTGATGCCGCCGCTCACGAGGCTGGATTTCATGGGCATGGCTTACTCCTTCTTCGATTGGACGATCTCGTCCGGGGTGAAGACGAACCCGGCCTTGCGCGGGAACGCCTGAAACACATAGGTCGGGAACGAGCGGTGATGAATGCCGTGCGTCGGTGATCGGTGGAACTTCGCCGAGAGCGGCAGCATGTTCACCATCGCGTCGACGAAGGTCTCGGGCTTCGCCGGATCGAACGCGTTCCAATCGAAGCCGCGCAGCTCGACGAACTTGCAGATGAGCCAGATGAAGGATTCCTCGGCCGGGTACAGCTCTTTCGTCGGCTGGTCGGTCTCGGGATCGAGCACGGGGATTTCCTTGATTTCACCGAGCGCGATGCCGCGCACGGTCGCCCAGTCGATCGCATCCGAATCCGCCCATTCGCAGAACAGGTGGTGATACTCGGGCGCCGGCTGACCGCTGATCGAGCAGCGCAGGCCGGCGGCATGGCCGACCTTCTTCGTATGCCGGAACGTCGCCGACTCGGTGCGCGGCTCGGCGTGATCCGGGTAGTACTCGATCTCGACGTCGGTCACGCGCATGGCGTGCTCACCGGCGATTTTCGGCAGGCTCTCGAGGCCTTCGGCCGTGCACTTCTCGCAGCGCTGCTCGAGCGCTACGTCATGGCTGCATCGGGTCATATCTGGTTCCAGAAACGAAAAGCCCGGCGCGCGGCCGGGCAGGATTGGGATGTATGCGCGTCAGGCAATGCCGAGCGCCTTCTTAGCCGCGCCGTACAGGTACAGGCGCTGCGAATAGCCGTTCAGACCGCCATTGATCACGCGGGTGATCTGCTGGAACTGGCCGGCATCGGCTAACGCGTTCAGGCCGTGCGCCTTCCACCACCAGGCGGCCGACATGGCAGCGTTCGCCGGTTCTATGAGAAGGTCCGGCTGCTGCACCAATGGCAGGCCGAGCGCCACGCCGCAGAGCTGGTAGTTGTCGTGGAACGTGATCTGCATCAGGCCGCGGCCGCGATACCGCCAGCCATCGCCGCTCGCCTCGTCGCCGTTCCCATACCTGCCGGCATAGACGCGGTTCGCGATGGCTGGCGGCCGCCGCGCATACTGCTGCGCTTCCGCCTCGGTGAAGTACTTCGGAAATGTCGCGAGCAGCCCTTCCGCGCTGTAGTTCAGGTTCTCGGCGACGGCGGACAGACGCGCGCTCTCGACGCCGATCTGTGCGAGGAATGCGGCTGCGCGCAGCGGCGTGCTGATCTGCTGCGCATCGCAGGCAGCCTGCAGCGGACCAACCCACTGCGCCGCGCGCGCCGGAGCTGCGCCGCATCCGGCGGCGACGATCGCAGCGGTCAGGTTCATGATTGCCCCGGCCATTCCGGCCACTTCCCGTGCAGCAGCGCCCAGAGCGCCGTGCCGATCGTGATGAATGGGCCGAGCCAGATCACCAGCTTGCGAAGGAATCGCCCCAGACCGGCGAAGAAGCTGATCCCGCTGCTCGCGAACTGCATCAGCGCGATCAGCTCGGCCGTGTTCGACTCGACCTGCTGCGTCACCTGCGTGTTGCGCGAGAGCTCGTCATGGTAGGAGGCGACCTGTTGCTCGAGAGTGCTCATCCGATTCTCCAGATCCGAGATGCGGGCCGGCGTCACGATGCCGTCTGCGTGTGCATGTGGATGGTTCATAGGCCCCGATAAACGAAAAACCGCCTTACGGGCGGTTGATGTGTTGTAAGAATTCTGCTAGCTCGATGGGATATACTTCGCGTCCTGAGAAACTGGAGCAGTCATATGACGGAAAGAGCTAAGAAGGTGCTTTTCATAGCGTTCGGAGTGGGCTTCATCGCGTTCTGCGTTTGGTATGCTTTTGCGCCGTTGTGGTGAATCATAAAAATTCAATACAAATGCTTAGAAATTATATTGCAATAGCTATATTCATAGCTACCATGGTTAAAGCTTGCCTAGTAATCCATCATTCACCAATGATAGGATATGCAAATAATTTCGATTTTGCTAGATCCGAATCCTGCATCGGAGTATGGCAAAGCTATGCAGATCAACCTAAGGATCGGATGCATATAGGAGCACCGGTGAGTACTCTTATGCGCGATGGCGATATACGATCCGATATGTGCTCCTGGTCAATTGATAACGCGATCCCATGGATCATCGGCCATCTTCATGATCGAGGAAAGATTTTTCCCATGCAAGAAATAGGGCTGTTGAGATTTACCATTCTTTCCGCAATCGTTACATGGCTTTTATGGGCAGCCCCCTCAATCAGAGTCATAATCTCCATCTCTTTCGCGCTAATTTTCGGAGATATTGCATGGATCTCCTATTTCAACACTCTATATAACGAGACGAGTGTTTTAGCTGGAGCATTTATTGCAATTTGGTCGTTGGTTGGCCTCGTTGCAGGAGACCGTAAATGCTTCCCACTTTCATTTGTAGGGGTTGCCACTCTTGGCCTATCTAAAGTGCAGTACGCTCCTCTTGCAGTCATGTTGGCCATCGTCGCTCTATTATTGCTGCGTGATATCCGAGGCATAATTCTTCTCGGAGCATCGCTTATTTTCTTCGGAGCGTACAGCATAGCGTCTGGTCCAGACATTGGATTGCGACATAGCACGAAGATCGCAAACAACACTGATACATATTTGGGCGCTGTTTTGCCTGCCGCCAAGGATCGCGTCTCCGCCACCCGCCAACTTGGGCTGCCCAAATCATGCATCCCGTCAATTGGACTGAACTTCTATACTCCAGGCGTCGCGGAAAAACATCCATGTCCAGATGTAATCAATATCAGCCGAGTGAAGCTTATTCCTCTGTTTATATTGCAGCCAACCACTTTTTTTGTACCGATGTGGGAAATCCTCAAGCGCGCGAAACCCGTGTATCTGAGTTACATGGGGCGCATTGAGTCTCCCATCATGAAGAATTCCAGAATCTATAAAGGCGTCGTATTAACTTCGGCCTCGACCTATATAGATAAACTGCCAACGACTGCCTTTGCATCACTGGTAGTGCTCTCTATTGCTGCGGGCTTGTTGGTTCTAGTTCGAAACCACGGAATCCTCGCCATTGCATCAGCCATATGCTCACTTGTTGCCCTATATGCAGCCGGGTCCAGCGTATTCGGGGACGGATACTTCGAGGCTCCAAAGCATGCAACTTTGCTTGGAGTATGCCTCCTTATCCAGACGGCCTGCATCATTGAATTCGTTATTTCTTTGATGAAATCCGCCCAGACTGCTCAACTCGAAAATTCAGGGGTTCACTGAATACGGCGAGCCCGCATATAGCCTTGCTGGGCCGCCATGCTACTTACAGAAAAAGTAGAACTCATCACGCAATATGCCATAGTCGGTGCGGCTGAGTTAATGCGAACAATCGGCGAGGAGATAGTCTGCGTAGCATTGCCAGCAGGATAATTGCCGCTCATGGATGTATAGGATCCAAACGATCCATATGTGGCAGATGTGGTGCTCACACCGATCCCGTAACTTGTAGCGGTAGTCGATGAATTGGCAACCGCTTGACCAGTGCACATCACATCCCAATCACCTGCACTCAAAGGCATGCTGGCGACATTGACGGGCGTACCACTGGTCAGATTTATCGGGCCAAGATTCGTGAACGATGGCGATTCTCCCACATATCCCGCCGCGGCATCGCTGCCGGCCTGCTGCCCCTGGATTGCCACGCCAGCATTTCCTTGTCCTTGTAGGGAAAGCTTGACGTTAGCGTCCGTTCCATTTGCGACAATATTTGGCGCATTCCCACTGGTCGCCGCATTGAAGCTGAGATAGTTCGCAGCACTTGAAATGGGCGAAAAGTATGCGAGTGCAACTCCACTTGGCCCCGATATTTGCAGGCCACTATTGGTGAAATTTAAACCAGTATTGAAAGATCCGTTCGATACGGTACTCACAATCGAAGGACCAGCGAAACCGCCTTGGTAATACCATTGAATCTCATGCCCCTTGGCGAGCGACAGAGCAGTAGCTGTTCCAGTCACGCCATCAGACCCAACTAATGAGGTCGCACCAAAGACGATGCCAGATTGGAATTTGACAGGGTTGCTTTCAATCTGTATTGCAGAGGAAGCATCATATTGCGGTGACGCAACCATATATTCGGAACTGACCGTTTGGCTGTTGTTGACCGTATAGGTACCGACCCCTCCCGTGCCCGTCCCCAGCGCGGTGATCGTAGTTCCCGGCGTGACGCCAACGCCATACACATATTGTCCGACCGCGATCGCATACGGCGGTAAAACGGATGAAGCAGATGTTACTGTCAGCGTTGTGCCGGAAATGCTCGCTGTGAGTTCAATTCCTTGTACCCCGGCGCCCGATGCCAATTGAAGGCCTACGACATTGCCTTGTTGATACGGACTCGGAGAAATTGACGCGCCGGTCATTGTCCGAGTGTCAAGTTCCATCCCATATACCGACGCCGTTGCTGATGACGTCTTGTGTGCCTCTCCATAGAAAGCCCATGCTCCGGTCGCATACGATGCATTATTGTTCACTGCATAAGAGGATGTACCGATCGTAGATGCGCCGGGCGACATCGCATATTGAGATTGGGCTGAAAATTCCGCAGCGACCGGTTGAAAATTGGCATTCGGATACGGTGAGACGTTCAGGGTTGCAACCGGAACGGCATTGCTATAGCCGATAGAATTTTGGAATTGTGAAAACCAATCATTTGAAACGGGCGGATAAGACGCATCCGAAGCAGTCGCTCCCCCAATCAGAACCCGATCGTTAAGGCGATTAATGTTCGCGCCGTTTTGAGCCCAATATTGCCCCGTCGACGGTTGATTCAGAACGTAGTTGTTCGCGCACGTAAATCCCGCGCCACTTTTCCATTGCAGAACATTCGATGCACCACTGCAGCTAGGCATCGCGAACGCGGTGGGGCTCGAGCTTGAACCGGTGGCATTTGCGAGGATCGTATTGCCAGCCTGTACAGCAAGATCCGACGTCGTCACCAGGCCTGTTGCCGTGAATCCGTTCAACAGCGTAAGACTGCTGAACGTCGGCGACGGATAATTCTGGGCGAGCGCCATCAGCGGTGCGAATAGCACCGAAATGATCATCTTCTTCATTCGATGGGTACCTTCAGGAGATCGAGATTACTCCGTTGTTATTCCAGACAACGCCAGCGGTAGTCGGTTGAGTCGTGGGCAATTTGGCGGCCCACGCGGTCGAATAGCCGAGAAGAGCCGCAAGAGAAGAAAGCGGCATCGAGCATTTCACGAGGTTGCCGTTCTGTATCTGATGGATCGTGACTAGCTCATTGCCCATCAAGGCTTGGGGGAGGCCAAACAGTTCAGTCATTTGCCTGACTCCTGCAAAGAACCATTTGAGATGATCCAGGCAGATGGATTGGCGAAATGATTTTTCCACTGATCTTCAGTCATCGCGATCAATCCCTTTTGGGGAAGATTCGGATAATCGAACTGATCAGTGTCGTACCATCCGATGACGGGTGACGGTGACCCATGAGAGGGATCATATTGGGCTAATTTCGGCATTTCAATATCCTATGGCGCGCCACCATACGGCATCAGAGCCCGGAGAGTCTGATGCAACAGTAATGAGAAACTGGGAATTCCCTAAAGGTTGGCCGCCAACACTGGTGAAGGCCGTGGTGCTGATTGCATAACCAAGGCCGCACACGAAGTTGATGACCTGATTCGGAAATGAAATCGGAAAATTCCCAGTCGTCGTGAGTTGAGTCGGGAAAACTCCATTTCCCCATTGTTCGATGTAATATCCGCTCGGACTATTAATATCCGGGAATTTTTTGTAGCCATTCGGCGTCAACGAGCTGGGAAATTGACCCGGAAGTTGTCCAAGATTCAACGCATGACCGGAAGCCGTCGCATTCCCGACAGAGACAGGATTATTGAAGGAATTCGATCCGCTCCAAGTATTCACATCCGCGAGCTGGCCAAATGCCTGCATCTGCCCCATCGTCGGCGCGCTATATGCATAATCCCCCGTGGACCATGCCTGAGCGCTCGTATTCTCCTGGCCGCGCAGCAAACCACTGAGCGTAGCGCCGGAGATCGCTGTCGCGTAAATCACCTCGAATTGCTGGCGGGTTGCCGCGTCGTTGAGGGTGATGACGAGAACCTTTCCTGCCGGGATCGACGACGGGAGATTGGCTGCGCTCGACAGCGTGAGCGATGTTGCTCCTGCCGAGATCGCCCCCGCCAGCGTGGTGCTGATGTTGTTGGCGAATGTGAAAAGAGAAGACATGTTCGAATTCCTGGCTATGCGATCGCGACGACGCCGCTATCGTTCCAGAGCTGGCCGGTGCCGACGCCTGGATTGGTAAGCGGCAGATTGCCGCCGCCGAGCGCGAGTAGCTGCGGCGGGAACGTGTAGATGAAATAAAGTGGTGGCGCGGTTGGATCAGGCGTGACGCCGGGGACGACACTGATCACGCCGCCGTTCCACCACACCGAACCCGGCGCGAGTCCCGCGGGACTGGTCGGATAGGTAAGAGGAAATTCGAGCGTCAGCACGCCCCCGTTGTTGGCGAACTTGTCGCTGACGAACTGCAGCGTGTACATGAACGGGAAAGCCAGCAGCCCATTTGCATAGCACGACTGCAGCGCCTCATACCCGATCGTGTCGTAGGCCGTCACCGTGAAGGTGGTTCCCGACACGGTGATCGACGGCGGATCGTTCAGCACGGGCCAGTCACTGCCGTTCGCGCCATTGATGAACCTCGAGATGCGATTCTTCAGCCACTGCATGCTGAACTGCATGCCGTCGCCGCGATACAGGTGCCACGTTAGGAGGCGCTTGTAGATGTCGTCGTTCGCGATCGAGGCGGTTTGGCTCGCCGAGTAGTACTGCGCGTTGTATGCGATCGTGTTGTACGGATTCGCGTTGTAGCCCGCCAGACGCGTCGACGTCTGAGATGCAAGCACCGGGCGCCGGATGCCATATACGCCGCGCCCGATCCAATCGAGCAGTGGTCCCGTGATGAAGGGCGACGTGTAGAGGCCGAGTGGCGCCTGATTGAACCAGTCGAGATATCCCTGCGAAAGCGAGTTGAAGCTGTCGACGAACCCCTGCAGCGATGCGTCGTCCTCATACTCCTTATACAGATAGGACGGGATGACCTGCTGCAGCGGCTTCATGCCGAACGACTCGATCTGCATTCGTCACCCCTGCGATACGGTCACGCCCGTGGCCGAGCAGAAGAAATAGCTTTCCGGGTCCGACGTGATAATGTCGGTGCCCGCCGCCGGCGTTGCTGTCATGCCGTTGATCGTCACCGCGAAGTTGAGCGTCGTCACGTTCGGCCCGTCGATCACCGAGGACACTGCGTCGAGGAACGTCGCCGTCATTTCGTTAAGGTTGATGGGCTGGCCCGCGAAGATTGAGTTCAGGTACGACTGCAGCGCCGGCGCCGCGAGCTGGTTCACCGAGCTGCCCGCCGTGAAGTTCGGCAGCGTGGTGTTCCACGTCACCTCGAGCGTCACCAACTGCTGCGGCGGATTCACGAACGGGATGTTGTACGTGTTCGGATTCTGGAACAGCGACACGTTGACGTTGCGCGGGTTCGGCGAGAACGTCGCGCCGCCGGTATAGGTGCCGAAGCCCGAACCGTTCGTGCTCGTCGTGATCGTGTTACCCGAGATCGCGGCGACCGTGTACGTGCCGTTGAACGCGCTCGGCGTCGCACCTGTAACCGTAAAGGTCTGTCCCGCCGTGTATCCGCTCGCGAGATTCGTCTGGACAACCACCGGGTTCGCGGCCGTCATGCTGGTAATGCCGAGCTGCGACCCCTTCAGCAGTGCGATATCGCCGGCACCCTGCAGGATCGCGGCAGCGACCGCGTAGGCATCGCCGCCACCACAGACGATCTGCCAGCCGCCCGTCACTTGGTTGATCGAGATCAGGCGCTGCTGCACGCCGGTGATCTTGCCGAGCAGCGTTTTCAGGAACGCCGGCGTGCCGACCGATGCGACCTGCCCGGCCTGCAGCACACGACCGCGATAGGTCTGCGGGCTCTCGGCGCTGGATGCCGAGACGCCCGCCTGCGGGTTCGTCACGGTGATCAGCCCGGCGTACTCGCTCGGCAGCGACGTGATGATCTGGGTGACGGTATTGGCCGGAATCGCGAATGTGCCGCTGTTCGTCGCGACCGCGTAGAGCTGCGCCGATTGGCCGGTCGACAGGATCACGCCGCCGTCCTGCAATGCATACTGGTTCGCGCCGTCGCCGACCACGAAGCCGGGCGGCAGCACGTAGCCCGCCGGGCCGGTGAAGACGACGTAGACGTTCCCGTTCGCGCTTGTGCCCTGCGGCACACCGAACTGACCGCCGAGTTGCGCGAGCACGAAGGCATTCGCGCCGTATGGCGTGACGCTGTTCACCGCCTCAACGCGCGCCTGATCGATCGTCGTCAGCGCGCCGACATCGGTCGATGCGACGTCCTCGATCAGGCTGCCGGGCAGATTGGCCGTATAGTCCGGCACTTCCGCAGCCACGCCATCGATCAGGTTCTGCCGCAGCGTGGTCGGATCGGTCGCAACCGGGCCGGCCGCCGTCATGACAAGGGGAATCGTGCTCATATGGCGACAGTCGCGTTCAGAAGCGCGCCGCTATGTGCGACGGCCTGGATGTTGTAGACGGGCGGAAAGCTGCCGGGCTCGCGCACGATCGCGAGCGATGCGAAGTACGGCGCGAATTGCTGCTGCGTGACCATCGCGTAATAGTCGGGGAACACCTGCGTGACGACAGTCTGCTGCGCCGGGATCCCGTAGTTCGCATAGAACGGTGATTCGCCGAGGTTCAGCTTCAGCACCTGGCAGAGCGTTGTCAGGTAGACGTTGTCGTTGTAGCCATTGGCGTCAGTCGCGACGGCGACCCAGCGATAGGAGCCATCCGCGTTGTAGACCCTTCCCCACGTGCGCACGTCGTCGCTCCCTCAATTGATGGGCGGGTCGGTCTGCGTCTTCGACCCGGTGCCCGGGAAGTACCCGTGCGTGTGATTCTCGTAACTGTTGCCGTCGATCGACAAGCCCGACGCGTCGAGCGTGATCGTGTGGCCGCCGAAGCTCATGACGATCCCGGAAGCCGTCAGCGAAAGCGACGCGCCGCCGTATTCCATCGTCACACCGCTCTGGTTGACGACGCACGATGACATCGGACCCTCTGTCGTGCGCAAGATCGCTCCATTCGGGCCACATACCTGCGCAGCGTTCGGGTCATCTGGCGCGGAGCCGGCATTGCTGACAGGCAGGAATACGAGCGCCGAAAGGTTGCCCGGAGTTCGAGCATCAGCGGTGCCGCCACCAAGCCCCGAGATGCCTCCGAGGTAAGCGTCGGCCGGCATCGTCACGCCCTTGTCGCCGACCTGCGTCGGCATGCGAATCCACGGACTCTCGGCCTTCGGAATCGTCACCGGCGGCAGCGTCCATGTGCCCTGCACCTCGAACTCGACCGTCACGATTGCACCCGAGACCTTCGTCACGCGGCACGGTAGTGCGCGGCCCGTGCTCCTGATCGCCTGCTGTGCACGCGTGATCGCAACACGATTCAACGAACGTTGCAGCGGCAGCTTCGAATAGTTGTCAGCCATTGGTTGGCACCACGCAATTTGCGATCGTCACCCACGAAGCGCCGTCGAGCGCGCGGAAATTGCCAATGTGGCGCAGCGACTTCACAAAGAACTTTCCTTGGAATGCGCTCCGGTACTTCTGGCTCGATGGCATCGAAGCCGATGATGTAAGAACGATTCCTGGCGTATCTTGCATGCCCTGCGGCATCAACAATTCGGTGTTGAGCTGGATGTCGGCCCGCATTACAAGCTTGACCTGCATCTCGTTCGGAGCGATCCATGTCGGCTGACCGACGAAATCCGTAAATGCGAGCTGCACGGTGTTCGGCTTGTACGTGCTGTCGTACACGACGATCTGACCGGAACGTATCGTTATCTGAACGCCGGCATAGCTCGCACCGAAATAACTGCCTTTCGTGTATTGAATGATGAACTGCGCGAGTTCTTCGAGCGTACTTGAGACATGCACCACGTCGCTCGCATTTACCAATTGATCACTAATATTGATCGTTATAGGCAGCGCCGGATACGCGATCGATAGAGTCTGCCTCAACGCCTGCGCGAGCGTCATTCCGGCCGTCCAGTTCAGGACGATGTTGCCGGGCTCATCAAGGGTGTACTCTGCCGGATTCAGCACGAGATCGAGCGTCATCTCGGTGCCCTCCCAGTTCCCGAAGGACTGGAATATTTGACCGCCCACAATCGGCCCCGCCTGCTTCGGGTTCGCCAGCGGCAGACCGGCTTGCATGCCACCCTTCATCACCAAATACATTCCAGCGAATTGCTGGGCCTGAAGTAGGTCCCCCAAGGGAACGCCCTCAATCAGGATAGACGCCAAGCCATCGGGACTTCCATACGCAGCGACCGGGATATCAAACTCGATATTTAGAGCGCCCGGATCAAAAACTCCGTTCGGGTGGGAGGTCCAGCGACGAATCGGGAGCGACGATCCAGCCGAAAACCCAAATCTGTTCACTCCCGATGCGCCTGGGGACGCGGAAACATTCAGTGCCGCCGATGTTGAAAATCCGAGCGTCGCCAATCCTTCAGTGGACTGAGGAAAGATCGCGATGTCGTAGTAACGCATTTACGGATTCACCTCGAAATTCCCGGAATCCTCTCGATACAGCAGCGTCGACGTCGTGAAGACGCCCGGCGCGAGCGGGATGTCGAAGCCGAGCGGCGAGCCGACCATGGCACCGTTCCAGGCGATGTTTCCGTTCTGGTCGGTCAGCGTGACGTACCAGCGCATGCCCGCGATGTTCCACGTCACCGACAGCGAATAGGCCACGCCGTCGAGCGTGACGGTCGCCTGAAACGGCGGTGTCGTCGCGTTCGACGGCTGGAAAGGAATGAGCGTCGTCATAGCGCGGGCTGGGAAAGGAACTGGTTCACGACACCGGCCATGTTGCCGACGCCCTCGAGCGCACCCTGCACCGCCGAGCCGGCGGCGGCCACCGCGCCGGACCATGCCGGAGACGTCACCTGCTGGCCGCCCGCGAGCTTGCTCATCAGTGCGCCGAAAGCGCTGCTCGCTGCCTGCTGCGTCAGCAGCGGCTGCACGAAGTCGAGCTGCCACTGAATCTGCTGCTGCTTGCCCTCGCCGCTCGTGACGTCGGTCATCGACGTCAGAATGCAGTTCGTGTAGATGCGCGCGGGCGTCGCCACGTGGAACGTGCCGCCCGCGGCGCAGTGCGCCTCAAGCGAGCTTTGCAGCGACGTAAAGATCGCGAGCTTCGTCAGGTAGCCACCCGTGTCCTTAACGGGAGCGATCATCAGCAGCGAGACGTTCTTCGGCTGCATCACGATCGCATTGCCGGCGACCTGCTGGTTCGCGAACGGATATGTGCCGACCGCATTGTTGATGATCGTGCCGCCGGGCAGTACGACGAAGCGCGCGAAGAAGTTGTCGAGGCCCACGCTGCCGCTTGACAGGACGCTCTGCGCGAGCGCGCCGAGCTGCCCGACGAGGCCGATGATCGGCATCATGCCGCCGAGCGTGTTCGCGACGATCCCGCCGTTCAGGATGATCGGTGAGACCTGAAACGACAGGTCGTATGCCGATCGGAAACCCGACGAAAGATCTATTCCCGCCATTTCAGAATCCCGGTGCTGCTGCGTTGGCCTGGATCGCGACACGCGCGGACGTGTTGTTGCTCACTTGGACCTGCAATTTCACCGCATTGCGCTTAGCGACCTCGCCGGCAATCTGCGCGATGTATTTGCGCGTCTCAGCCGGCAGGTTCGATTCCCACTGGCCGCCATTCTTCGCGATGTCATTGCCCAGATTGCCCGGCCCCCAGTTGTACGCGGCGAGCGCCTTGCGGATGTCGCCGCCATTCCGCTTGTAGAGGCTCCCCATATAGCGGCCAGCAGCATTCGCGGAATCCATGAAGCTATACCGATCACCGCCATTACCCCATTCATTCCATGTGCTGGACATGAACTGGAAATCGCCAATCGCGCGCTCTCCGGTGCTGGTCTTCGGACCTTCGAGTTTCTTTCCGAAGGCCGATTCTACGCCCCACATATTCCAGAGCGTGCCGGGCGGCAGCCCGTTTTTCTTCTCGATCTCGGCGAGCACACTTTTCGGGTCGTTCGGCATATTCAGCCGATGCCGCAGATGATCCAGCGGGCCGGACCACATCGACTTGAGCGTTGATCCGTCCGTCGACTTCCCGCCGCTCAGGATGTTGAGCGTGTTCGCGACCTTCGATGCCGTGGATGGTTCATCCGGCACCTTACTGGACGTGTCGATGCCAAAGAACCGCGCCGCCTTGCGCATGCCGTCAGCCACCATCCCGACAAGCCCGGCGAAATCCTTCATGTCCTGCCGAAACGTAGCCGACCCGAGATAAGTCGTCAGGCCGGTGATCCCGTCCTCGACTGCCTTCAGGTTCTTCGGCGTGAAGATGTCGTTGATCAGTTGATCCGCATCTTTCGTCAGCGTCGTCACGAAACTGCGCAGCGACGGCGCGAGCTCGACGAGCCGGTTCGTCAACGACGTCTCGAGCGTCCGGCCGGCGAGCGTGATCTGGCGATCGAACTCATACCAGGCTTGCGTCGTGCCGTTGCTGACGTTCAGCGAGCGTTGATCTCGGCCATATTGCGATCGAGCGGCCTGCAATTCCGACATCGGCGTGTTGCCGAGCCGGCGCATGTCCTCGAGCGTGAATACCGATTGGAAGCCGGTTGCCTGAAGCACTTGCGCGGTCCGCATCGAGGCCGGCGTCTTATTCCACCAGTCATGCGCGCGCGTGGCGAGCTGCATCGCCAACTGATCCGGGCCAGCATTCGCAACCCGATCCATCGGCATGCCGGATGCCTGCGAAAGCCACATGCGGCCCGTGAAGTCGGCCTGCTGATCCGCGACCTTGCTGAGGATGCTCGGGTCGAGGAAACGCCCGAAGTCCATCCCGAACGCCTTGTACTGCCCCGGCGTCAGACCGACGCCGCGCGCGCCGCGCTGCTCGGTCACAGCCGAATGCGCGAGATCGCGCAGGCTGATTGCGCTGAAGATCCCCCCCAACCCGGCGATGCCGCCGCCGATCGCGCCGATCTTCAGCAGCCACTTGCCGATGTCGAACACGGCCTTGCCGACGTTGCTGGCTTCCTTCGCCATCTTCGACATCGTATGCAGGCCTTCGCGCGCCATGATGTTGAACTGGCGCTGAGCTTCGGTCGACGACTGGATACCGCTGGCGAGGGATTTTGCAGTGGCCGCATTCCGGCGCATCGACGTGTCGATCTGCTGCCACTCCTTCGGCATGCTCCCGACCTTGGCCTCGAACTGCTCGTACAGTTCGTAGAACGCCTTGAACTGCTCGGCGTTCACGTCGATGTTGATGATCGGCTTGTTAGCCACTTGCGCCTCTCAGGGTTCGGATCAGCTCGAGGATGTTGCGATCGCGGAAGTCGCGCGCGCTGCGATATTCGAAGCCGTGACGCTGCACAGTCTCCGCGAAGCCCTCGCCGGCCACGAACTTCAGGATGGAACCGACGACACCGCCTGTTGCGCCGAAGGCGCGGCCTTCATCGAGTTCGGCAAGGAATCGGCGAATTCCATAGGCGACAAGGAGGTAATCGACCCCTTCAGCAGAGAAGCCGTGCTGCTCGCCTGTTTCTTCCGTTCCGCCTTGCTCGCGAGAGCACAGATGCAGGTAAAAAAAACGATTGCCGACTCCGTCTCGGCCTGATCCTCGGAATCGATCTTGCCAGCGGCCACTGCGCTCTCGATCGGCAGAAGATCCCAGCCGCCGGGACCGGGCACGAGCACCATCGTCAGGCGGCGGATCTCGGCCATCAGCGCCGGCGTCATTTCATCGACGGCGCGGCCGTCACGATCGACGCTGCCGCGCGCCTCGGCCTCGCGCCTGCCCTCATCAAGCAGAGTCAGCGCAGCGATGCGCGGGCCGGAATCCATCATGTAGATGCCACCCTTGCTCATCAACGACGCCTTCGTCGCCGCGAGCACGCGATAGTTCGCCTCGAACACCTGCCGCGAGATCGGCGTGTGATAGGCCCACACCTTCACGCCGGTTTCATCGCTGACGACCGGCACGACGAGGTTCATCGCCTCGTTGATCTGGATCACGTCATGCTCCACAGGTCGTTATTGACGTAGTAGGTGCCGCGCAGCACCAGCATGCAGACCGCATCCATGCCGTCGAATGCGTTCGGATCGAAATGGCGAATCGCGGTGTCATACAGCGTGAACGCATCGAACGCAGCCGAATCGCTGTTCACCTTAACTTGGCCGAGCACGCTGTTCGATTCCCACTGCGCGCGCCACGCCGACGCCAGGGCCTGAGTGCGCAGGATGCCGACCGTAATCGTCGCCGGCACATATGGCGTCGGCGAGTTGACCAGCCCCGTGCCAGTGCCGGTCTGATCGGTGAAATCTCCCTCGAACGCGATGCGTGCGAACGACTTCCCCATGTACGGCGCCGTAATGTTCAGTGCCGTGAAAGCCGGCACGATGACAGAGCACCGAACGCGGTTCAGGGTGCCTTGGCTGACAAGCGGGTTTGCCATTTGTGGCTCTCCTTAGAACTGGACCGCATCGATGTTGAAGGTGATCGTCAGGAACCCGTTCTGACCGACGACCGTTGCGGCGAGGCCGTTGTAGATGCCGGCCGCGTAGTCGCCAGGGTTCTGCGTCGTGTACGTCACGAAATCGACCGCGCTGATCGATACCGACTGCGCGCAGCCGAAGCTGACGGCGGCCGATCCCGTGTTCTCGGCGACTGCTTCCAGCGAGTTGATGCCGGGCTGGTCGTAGAGCAGCGGCGGATTGCTGTTCGAGCCGTTGATGATCGCGGCAGCGAGCGCCTGCTTCGACTGGATATGAAACCAGTCGATGCCATACCACCAGCTCGCCTGATCGCCGTTCATCAGCGTGCCCTTGAACACGCATGCCGTCGAGATTCCTCCCTCGGCGCCGGTCTGGACGAGATTGCCGTAGCCGCTCAGGATCGACGTGATCTGCGCGTTGTAGCCCTGCGCCGGCCATGCCGTGACGCCGTACAGGTAGCGGTAGGCCATCGGCGCGAGCTTGTTCGACGCGCCGGGCTGATTGACCAGCCACTGATAGAAGAATGCGGCCGCTGTGAACTCGGTCGACGGCGCAAGCGGGCTCGGCACCACCGCGAACACCGATTTCAACGTCGAGTAGTTCGCGAGGTTCGTCGAACTCGTCGTGACGAAGAAGTACGTCTTGCTGGTCGGCGACGAATACAGGCTGGCGAGGATGTTCAGCGCCGATGCGAGATTCGCCGTTGCGACCGCGCCCGTTCCACCGCCGCCCGAGAAAGAGATCGTCGGTGCCGCGGTGTAACCAGAGCCCGGATTCGTGATCGTGACCGCAACGACCTTGCCGTTCTGGATGATGGCCGTGCCGGTCGCGGTCGTGCCCGACGTCGGCGCGGAGAACGTGACCGTCGGCGCGGACGTATAGCCCGAACCGCCATTCGTCACGACGACGCTGCCGACTTCGTCCTTCGAGTAATCCCATGCCGCCGGCACGAGGTACGCATAGAACACGTTCGGGTTGTTCGAGATCCACGTCTGCAGCAGGCCGATGCCTTGGTCGACGCCGGTCTCGGCGCCGAGCTCGAGCACGTAGAAGCCGATGGCCGAACCCTGCGCGAAATGCGTGTTCGCCATGTTCGTCAGCTCTGTCGAGTTGCCCGACCCGCTGAGAATGGACGTGAGGTCGCTGGTGAGCCCGCAGTACTGGTACGTCCCGGGCGTAAGCGTCGTGCCGCCCACCGAGACGATCGCACCGCTGCGCTGAAGCTGCGACGGCACGGGCGCCCGGGTGACGGTGACGTTCAGATTGACGATCGTCGGGGTGATTGTTTGCGCCATGGTGGGCGACTCCTGGGATTACGCGAATGCGACGGAAACAGCGCCGCCGGTGCCCGGATTCACGACGATCCCGGTGTTGCACGGCCATTCGAGCTCGATCACCGAGCCGACGGCCGGATAGCCGCTCGCGTATTGCACGATCGCGTTGGCCGTGGCGGCCGAACCGGTCGTGGCCGCGTCATATGCGCCGAACGTGCCGCCCGTGGCAGCCGTCAGCACCGTGATGCGTACGAGCGTGCCCGGAGTGGCCTTGATAACGGTCGGGGAGCTGACATTGAGCGCGGACTGCGATCCGCCGGGACGCGGGCCGAGAGGGTTCTGGGGCATTTCGATTACTCCTGGATGGTAGTGGTGATGCTGGCCGACAGGATCAGCCGCCGCGCGATCGCGTCGGCGGTTCCTTGGTAGTACGACGCGAGGATCGTCAGGGTCTTCTTCATCGCGAGCGCTGCGATTTCGACCTGCGTGCGCTTCTCGTCGCGGATCGCCGGCGAATTGCAGAAGCCGAAATCGTCGGTGTTCAGCGAGTAGTCGATCAGCGCCGCGTAGAACTGGATCGCGCGCTGGTTCGTGAAGCCGTAAAACGTGAGCCGCACGGTATCGCGCATGAGCTGCGAGCTCGCCATTTGCTGCAGCGCCGTCGGCGGCGTCGGCGTGCCCGGCCACGTGTAGGTCGGGAACGACTGGATCGCGATCGTCTCGCCCGGCTCGATATGCGCCGTCACATACGGCGGCTCGACGTTGTCCGGCACGAGGAATGACGGATATACCGGCGCGCCGGCGAGGCTCGCCAGCGATAACCAGATCGGCAGGCTGTTCGAGACGATCGGCTCGACCGGCAGATCCGCCGCGCTCGCGACGAGCTGCGACGCCAGCGCCGGGTAGACGGCGAAGCCGCGGTAGTGCCAGAGGCCGGCCTGCTGGTAATTCAGCCCAGTCTCGGCGAACGCGACCTGTAGCGTCGCGCCATCGACTTGCCACGTGCCGATCCACATCGTGCCCGGCGCAATCGTATTGAGCTGGGAAATCTCCTGCTCGGCCGTGAACAGCAGCTTGTTCGCGGCGATCGTCTGGTCTTCTTCCTGCCGACGGTCGGTCAGGATGTGCAGCGAGCCGCTGAATTGCTGCGCGGTGCCACTCGCCACCCAGAACACGTAGCCGTCCGTGGGAAGCGTCGACTTCGTGTATTGCTGGAACGTGACGGACTGGTTGCGCGAGAGCTGCTCGACGCCGGCCTCGAGCGCCGCGGCGAGATCGCCCGGCGCGGCCGCTGCTTCATCGATCAGTCCCATCAGTCAGTCACCCATGCACGAAACGACGCCTGGTATAGGCCGGTGTCGACGAATTCCGGCCGCGCCGGATTCTCCGCAGCATACGGCCGCTTCTTCCGATGGTTCACGCCCTCGTCGGCGGCCGCGATTGTCTGCGCGCTCGCCTGCTTCCATTCGCGCGCGTCGAGGAAGTCCCGAAACAGCTCACCGATCTTTCCCGTCGACACGTCGACCGATAGGCGGCCGACCGGCTTGCCCTGCGCGATGCTTTCGATCTCGCCAGCGATGTCGTTCGCCAGCAGCTCGCCGATCTCCTCCTCGTACATCTCGAGGAACACGCGCATTACGTGGTACTCCTCCTCGAGGAACGTAGCGACATCGCCGGTCGTGACGCCGGGTTTTGCGTCAGGGCCGGTATAAGCAACGTCCACTACGCCGAGATGGAGAGTAGGCATCAGGAAACCCCGACGACATCCGGGCCGTACTGTTGCGCGTAGGCCAGATACTCGCGGCCCCACGGCGTTTTCAGCAGGTCGAGATCCTGCATCGTCAGGTTCTTCATGAAGTCGGGCACGACGAGGCTGTTCGACGTGCCGTTGTCCGCCGATGACTGAACGACGCCGCCGACGAACGCCATCAGCTTGAATGCCGTGCGTTGCGTCGTGAAGAACGTCGCCGGCGGAATGTCCTGCGCGACCTTCAGCAGCCGATGCATGCCGAGGTTGTACACGGCCAACACGTAGACGATCGACGGCACGCTGCAGGGCGGCACGAGTGCGAGGTTCATCGCCATCGTGTACGCCCACTGCAGGTACTGCGAGTTCGTCGGCAGATCGGACTCCGGTACGCCTTGGTTGTAGACGAACGTCGTGAAATCCGCGAGATTCGGCTGGGTCGGGTCGACGAAGGCCATATTAGACCGGGAGCTTCGTGTCGGTGCGGCCGTCCGGCGCCACCGACAGCGAGAAATTCACTTCGTCACCGGTCGGCTTCTGGCCGGGCGGGACGTCCTGCTTCACTTCGACCGAGGTCACGCTCGCCATGCGCCGCCCCTTCTTGTCGCGCGTGGCGCTGTCAAAGGCAAGTGCGCTCCGCGTCGCTTCCTGCGCGGAGCGACGTTCCTGCGTATCGACGAGCTGGTCATGGCCAGTCACGATGTGCGTTTCGGTAACGGGCTTGCCAATACGGTACAAGTAGCCGGAGAACTCGCTGATCTTGCCGTTCACCTCTTCCGCGTTGCGGAAACCGAACTGCTCGAGATGACGCACCAGCGCTTCGATGGCTGCACTCGACGCGCCGCGCGCGATCTCGCGCTGCTGGCCCGACGGGATGTGCACGACCTGCGCCTTGCCGGCGTGTTCGGGCGAGCGGAAGTGGTGATCGAGATGCTGCTTCGTGCAGTTGGCGATGAAAATCGACATATCGTCCTCGGAAAAAAGAAAGGGGCACCGCGCAGGTGCCCCTTCAGGGTGGTGATACAGACTCTCGCTACGGTACTGCTCAGTGCGGCATCGACAGGATCGTGATGCCTTCCGGGCGAACGCCCCAGCCGGACGTCACGCGCAGCTCCTGCACTTCGGTGATGCCACCGTCCGGGATCGGCGTCGGGATCTTGATCGGCGCCGCGGCATCCGCGTACATCAGGTTCACCGCCTTCATGTTCGGCGTGATGTCCGCCGCCACGTTGGTGTTGATGCCCGGGATATCCGGCTTCTCGATCTCGGGGATCGTGAGGATCACCGCGTCCGAGCCGCCGGCGCCCTTGCCGATCAGCGTGTCGTCGAAGTACCACTCGATCTCGTCGCCCATTTCCTCGACGACGTTCTGCACGACTTGGCCGACCGTGGCCGTACCGGCACCGGGACGCTGATACTGAACGACCTGTACGATCGACCCGTACGACAGCTGCAGAAACACGCGCTGCGGGCTGATGATGCGGATCTTGCTCCGCACATTGCCGCCCGACTGGAACATACGCGTCTTCAACGCAACGATCTGCGCGAGGATCCACAGAGCCATTTCGCCGTTATCGTAGGTCGAAACCGTCGTGTTGCCGTAACTGTCAGGCGGGAGCGTCACGGCGGTAGCCCCGATCGTGTTCAGCAGACCCTCGCCATTTGCCGGGTTGAAGCCGTGCAGCAGGCCCGTGCGCATCTGCTGGAAGATGCCCTGACGCTGCGCGAGATCCTGCGCAGCCGGCAGGCCGACCGAGTACGCTGCCGCGGCGGCCGTATCGTGGTGGTCCCACTGCGCGCGCGTGCGAATCAGGTACGTGGCCGTCGAGTAGTACGTCGCGGTCAGCGTCGCCGACGGCAGCATGTTCGGCGCACCCTGCGATGCCTGCGTTTCAGTGCGCAGATCGAGCGCGTTGATGTAGACGAAGAGATCTTCGCTGCCGATCTTGACGCGCGGCTTGCCGCCCGGAAGCGCATTGAACGCGCCGGAGGCCTGCGCATAGGTGACGATCAGCTCGGGCTCCGAGAAGCTCGGCGCGACCTTTGCCTGTGCAGGAAAATAGTTGGCCATGTCGGAGGCTCCTTAGATCTGAATGATAGCGGCCGGACCCTGGGTCCAGGTGAGCGCACCGGTCCCCGAGTTGTAGCTGACGATCTTGCTGTTGGTGTTGACGGACAGCACCTTGCACGCGAGTGCGCCGGCGCCCGAGCTGTATGCGACCAGTTTCTGGTTCGTGAAGTCCCACGAGACCTGCTGGTTGATCGCGCCCGTATCGAGGTTGCCAGCCAGCGTCGCATCGCACTGCACCGCGATGCGCGCGTTCGAGCCGAGGCGGTAGAACATCGCCGTCATGCCCGCCGTGAGCTGCGGCACGTTGTTGCCCGGCGTCAGGATCGCGTTGTACGACCGGTTGATGACGGTAAAGCCGGTCACGCCGGCGTTGTTCGCGGCGATCACCAGCGAATTGCCGAGGCCGTTCTGGTTCGGCGCGGCGACGTTCTCGGTGACGGCCATGCCGCCCCAGACAGGCCCCGTGACCGACGCGGCAATGATCGCGCTCGCCAGCCACATGTTGGACGACGGGTCGTCCATGACTGCACCCTGGACATAGCCTTCCGTGTCAGTACGGAAGGTGCCAGTCGGCGCGCTCGTCACCATCGGATTGAACGAAATCGACATGGCTTATGCCCCCTTGGCTTGACGGTTGATCTTGCAGACGACGCCCGGTGCCTTAAAGTGCTGCATCCAGGCATCGATGTCACCGGTGAAGCGGGTGATCTGACGGCCCGCTTCGTCACGCGAGACGATCGGGATAAGGCGGCCGGCCGGAGCCGATGCCGGATTGCGCGCGGCGACCTGAGCATCGGCGTAGATCTTGTCTTCGACCACCTTGAATGCGGCGCCGTCGAGCGAGTCGAGCTTGATGCCCTTCATGTCCGGGCTGTGCGCAGCCAGCTTCGAGGCGAGGCGCTTGCGGTATTCGATGGGGCTCTCGCCATGCAACGGCGCGGTCGCACTCTGCCCGAACATCTGCATGACCGAGTCGGCGCGCATCTGGGCCGAAGCCAATGCGTCGCGATCCTCGATCGACAGCGGCTTGACCAGCGTCGACAGCGTGCCGTCCATGCGCTTGATCTGCGCGCGCAGTTCCTCGTTTTCACGAGCGAGGCGTTGCGAGTCGGCCCGGGCGGCGGAATCCGCGCGCTCTTTCTCTTCCTCGTCCTTCTTCTCGGTCGAGTCGGCCCGTTCTTCGTCGCGGTGCTCCGCCTCACCTGCCTTGATGGCAGCGGCGAGCTCGCCCTCGGCCTTCTTTTCGAGGGCCATTTCCTTCTCGCCCTCGCGCTCGGCTGCTACTTCGGCCGAATCCGCCGTGAGGGGCTTCGCCGGCATCTCATCTCCGCCCTTGTTCTCGATGGCGTCCATGCGCGAGCAGACGCTATCCATGCGCTTCATCAGCGCATCGGCCCATGCCGGTACTTCTTCCATACCATCCATTTCAGGATCTCCTGTGTTGACTCCGCTGGGCTCGCCGCCTTTGTCCCACACGCCCTCTTCGCAGATTGCGAGGTGGTCGAGATAGGACGGCTTGCCTTCAATGAGGACCGATTTACCGTCGACCTCGACGGCTTCGGCTGAGCCCGCGTCGCGGAAGATCACCGCGGGACTGGTCGACGCATGCGACGTCGGCATCAGCCGGGCCGCGTCGTCGTCGAATACTTTCGCGACGCCCCGCACTTCGGTCTCGGTCAGGTACGGCAGGAAGATCGTGCCGATCGACCGATCGCGGTATTCGTCGCTGTTGAGGATCGTTTTCTTCGGGTGCTCGAAGATCACCGGCAGCCCGTTGCACCGCTGCCGGAATTCCTCGGTCAGGAAGTTCTCGGGCGGCCGGTACACGAACTCGTCGTGCTTGGTGCGGTAGCTGGTGCCGGTGCCGGTGATGCGTAGGTCGAACAGCCAGACGTTTTCGTAGCGCTGCGGCGACAGCAGCTCGCCGGCCGCCATGCGCTTCGCGATGTCCAGCTCGTTGCCGGTCAGCAGTTCGATCGTCTGCGCGACCGCCGGGTGCATCTTCTCGGGCAGGTCGCCGGGCGCGGCCCACTGCCACGCCGTGTGCTCGTCGTTCAGGACGGGCTTGAACGGCTCGGGCACGTTCTGCAAGAAGCAGGTGTATTCGCCCGCGCCGCCGGGAATCGCGTTGCGGCGCGCCGCCCAACGAAGACCGTCCGGGCAACCGCCGATTTCCTCGACGGTCTCGCGCACTGCGGCTTGCTCGGGCGTCTCATCGCCCTCAGCATGGCCGCCAGGCTGTTCCCACTCGCCGGTATCACTGCGCTGTACGAGCAGGAATAGCGGCCCCGGCGCGCGGAACAGGATGCCGGCGCAGTCGGCCGACGTCTGCGCGTCAGCGCGCGCCTTGTCGGCGTTCACGAATTCCTCGCCGACCGACTTCGGAATGCCGAGCGTGCTTTGGCCGTGCGCCGCGCTCTCCATCGCACGGTGCTGACGTTCGCTCACAGATGGCATTTCAGGGTTTCCGGATTCGGGTTTCTTCAAGCGCCCGCCGACCCTTCTCAGTCAGCATCTCGGGCGGCAGGTCGCGCAGGTTGTTCACGTACACGCCGTAGCAACGGCAGAAGGGTTCCTCGGCCGGCTGCGTGATCTCGTCGAGGTAGCCTTCGCCCTTCGTGATCAGCCCCTGCTGCATCGCCCACGAGCCGCGCACTGCGTAGAAGCGCTTGTCGCGCTCCTTGTGGTCGGGCCGATAGTCGTAGCCAGCCTGCCGCCAGTGCGAACGCCACATCATCGCGATGGCCTGCGTCTGCTCGGCGATGACCGCATTGACCGACGACACGAGCTTGTGCCCCTGGTCGATCGAGACGCGGCGTTCCTCGTAGCGCAGCTGCCGGATCGGCTTCGAGATGCTCTCGCGCACATCAGCCTTCTCGACCGCACGCGAGCCGCCGGCGGGAACCGACGACACCCAGCCGGCAAGGCGTTGCAGCGACTGCTCGACCGCACGCTCACGGTTCAGCTTGATCAGATCGACGCTCGCGCGAATGCGCTTGTCGAGCTCGGGCCGCAGGGCCGGCGTGATGCGCTCGATCGTGAAGCGCGGCACGCCTGGGTGATACCGAAGCGCACCTGTCTTCGACAGCGTGCGGCGGAACACCGCATCCATCGCGACCTGCATCCGCGTGCGCACTTCGGAATCGTTCGGCAGGTCAGCCATCGCGGCGAGGCGCAGTCGGCGCAGCCATTCTTGCAGCCGGGCCGGGTCGTCGTAGCCATGCTCGCTGATGTCGCGGATGGCCTCGGTCAGCGCGTCGTGAAACGTGCGGTTGATTGCGGGGCGGACGCTCATCGGCTACTCGTGCGACGATTCGACTTCGGGATGCGGCTCGGCGGTCGGTTGCGGCGGCTCGTAGGATTTGAGAGCCTCGAGATCGAACTCGAGCGGCGCCGAGAACATCAGCTTGCGCTCGTTCATCACCTCGGCCAGCCAGCCGATCGCCGCCGCCTTGTTCTCCGGATCCAGCTCGGGGAGCATCACCTCGACGCACGCAATCGCAGCCTTCGTGATCACGTCGTCGGTCTTGATCTTCTCGCTGTCGGGCTCGACCAGCAGGTTCGGCCAGGTCGCCGTGAAGGCGTTCTTCCATTCCATGAACGCCGTTGCATATGGCACATTGCCGTACAGGCTCGGGTGCTTGCGCTGCATCGATGCGTAGAACTCCGGGCTCCACGCGCGGCGCATTACAATCGGGTCGAGGAAGTCGTAGGCCGGCCCCATCTCGATCCGCACGCGGTCGATGAAGCGCGCGATTAGCTTCGCGTCCTCGGTGCCCTCGCCGAAGCCTTCGGTCAGCGTGTCCTGCGCGATCATCACGGCCGGCATTTTCGCCGACGTCGCGATGTTCTTGATCACGTTCATACGCGCGAACTCCGCAGCGTCGCGGATGTTCTTGAGGTCAATGGACTCGATGCTTTCTTCGAGCCCGATCGACATCACGTTGCCTGTCTTTGCACCCTTCAGCATGCGGCGCTTCAGGCCACCCCATGCGAGCGCGACCTTGTCGACCACCGAGCCCGGGGGCTTCATCTTGTAGACGAGCAACCCCGACTTCTCGATGATCGCGTTGTCGGTGATCATGGACTGCACGTACGACTTCAGCGGGTATAGCGCCCGCTGGTAGACCGAGCGGCCGACGAAGCCGAAAGCGCTGTTCGTCCACTCGATGTAAATCGGCGCCTCATTCAGCGCGATCACCGCGCGCGACGGATGGTAGTCGTGGTTCGCGACCTTCAGGAACTGCGGCTTCTGGAAGTCCGGCGCGTTCGGGTTCTGGTTCAACACCAGCGAGCCGGCCGTGTTCAGCGGATCGAGGATGTTGAAGTACAGGTCGAGCTCGTGCATGCGCTCGATCGGCAGCGGCTCATCCGTCGGGAAGTCGCGCGCGCCGACCACGAGCGATGCGATGCCGTAGACGCGTTTCAGCGTCATGAAGCTCTTGATGATCTCGTCCGCGCCGACGCCGCCGAGCTTCTTCCATTCCTTGCGGAACGCCTGCACGAGGTCATCCTCGGGCGCGCCTGGGATCGTGATCTCGCGCTCCTGCGACAGCGCTTCCTCGTACGGTGCCTCGGCCATCTTCGCACCCAGAGGGTGCGCCACATAAATCTCTTTGCACAACTCGTATGAAGGCGGGGAACCAGGCTCAATTCCCGGCGCCATCAAAATCCGCATGAGCGAAGACGGCACTGTCCCGGATGTCCCGAGAATAGCTGCGCCATCTCCTTCGAAATCATCGATCATGCAAATCTGCCTTCAGGTGTGCGTTCTCGACGCGAATAATTTTCAACGGCCGCGGCCCTGACTTTGCTGGCGGTCTCAGGCTTAGCCATTGCTTCTTTCGTGGCCGCAGAAATGCGAGCCTTTCGCGCCGCTCGCTGTTCATCCGTCATCGCCTCATGCTGAGCAAGGGCGCGCTGACGAGCTGCTTCTCGCCATTCAGGAGAGCGCCGAATAGCAGTGAGATGGGCGAGCGTTTCCTGGTCCGTCTTCTTCCCTTTTCGACTCTGACCAATTTTCGCGGCATGCTCGGGGGATTTCTTTTTCCCCTTGCGCGCGGCGCTCATCTTTGCGCGAGTCTCGTCCGAGACTTTGCGGCCAGTATTCGCGGCTCGAATACGAGCGCGCGTCAATTCGCTCGGGATCCAACCAACTTGACCTTCGCCGCCATCGGTGAGATTTACGAGAGGGCCGCCATTGCGCTCTCTACCAATCGCGGCAATGAAAGCCATCTCGGTCGCATGGGCCTCACTTTCCGTCAGAGATTCTCGAATCAGGGCTACTGGCAACCTTCCGCCAGCCTGGCGAATGATGTGCATGAGATGAGGGTTATGGTCCCGATTCATATCCTCCGCACGTCGGCCTTTCCCCTCCCCCACATAGCATGGAACGCCATTCGGGCGAAACATGACATATACGTAAAAGTCGGAGGCACCCATTCAATACCCGTCGCTGTCGCCCAATGCTATTGCTACGCCGTAACAGAACGTATCGAGCAAATCCTGATGGTGCGGCGTCTTAGTCCCGAGACGGAAGCCGCACACCTGCGAGATCAGGTGGTTGCGCGTCTGGCCTTTGTAGTTCGTGACCTTGTCGTGCGCGAAGCGGCTGATCTTCACCTCGCCGCGGTGCACGTAGCCACTCACCGACAGCGCGCGCCCTTCCTTGCCGAGGTCGACCAACTTCTCGTCGATCGGGTGAAACGGCAGACTGCGCCGCTTGGCCTGCTGCAGCAGCACGATGCCGCTCGCCTTGTCCTCGATCCAGCCGCCGAGGCTGCCCTGACGGGCGCCGACCTGCGCGGCCAGTTCTTCGCAACGTTGCGCTACCGTCGGCAGCCACGATTCAAGCAGCGCGCCCTCGATCTGCAGCACGTCCCAATCGAGGATCGTCAGCGGAGTGCCGGTGATGACGTTGCGCGCGAAGTACGTGACGGCCGTGCCGTCGTGCTCGAGGCCGTCCTTCAGTGCCGTGTCGACCACCGCGAAGACCTGGTCGCAGCGCGTTGGGTAATCGACCGGCTCGCCATCGACGAGCAGCGATTCCTCGCTGAAGAAGGCGGCGCCGTTCCAGTCGACGAAGTCGGCTAGGTACTCCTGCTGGTAGACCAGTGCCGGGTATTCGTCCTTCAGCCTCGCAACCGCTTCCGGGTCGAGCATCGGGTTCGACGCCGTCGGCGCATGGAACTCGCGCCAGCCGAGCGTCTTGTCGGTGCATGCCTCGTAGAAGAAGTTCTCCGGGTCGATGCCCTTCGGTGTGCCCGCCATGATGGCGTGGCCCTTCCGGTCAAGCAGCGTCGGCGCGATCGCCTGTTCCCAGATCGAGCGCAGCCCCTTCGGAACGAGCGAGCCCTCGTCGATGATCACGCGATCGTAGAAGCGTGACCGCCCTGCATCCTCATCCTGCAGCGTCCAGAATTCGATGCAGCCGCCCGAATTCAGCTCGATGACCTGGTCGATCTTCGACTTCGAATACACGACCGGCTGCACCGTGCGCAGGATGCGCTTGTATGTCGGTAGGTTCAGCTTGTATGTCGGGCCGAACCAGCCCACCTTCAGCCCGTTGTAGGCCCACTTCGAAGCGCAGCGCTCGAGCAACGTCGTCTTGCCGAAGCGTCGGCCGCAACGGATCACCACACGGCGGCTCTCGTTGAACGCGCGGCCGATTTCGGCCTGCTTCGCGTGAAGCTCCTGCAGCTTTACTGACTGCTTCATACGTCCGGGTTCGGATCATCGAGGCCGGGGCCGCCACCTTCCCCGCCTTCGGCTGAAGGCGCATTGCGCCAGAGGTCCGACCGGCGGTTCTTCAGCCAGAAGATCGCGGCCGCCGTATCAGGCGGGTAATGCTCGATGTATTCCTCGCGGATCACCGTGCCCTGGTACATGAAAAGCTTCACGGCCGGATGGCTGTAGCCGGTCGCGCGCTGAAACAACTTGTCCGCAACCTCGGCGTCCGCCAGTTCCTTCCCCGCTTTTAGGGACTCAAGAAACTCCGGATGAGCAGTCTTCCAGGCATTGATCGTCTGCTCGGACACGCCGAAGAAGTCGGCGAGCTCTTTGTCGATAGCGCCGAGGCGGCAGAGCTTGCGCGCCTGCTCGGCGTACTCCGACCGATACGAACTGGGGCGACCGCCAGCCTTCGCAGGCGTATCAGCCCCGCGTTTGGCTGGCTTGTCCATAGTCATCAGTTAAGGTGCCCGCGCCTGCCGTTTTCGCGGCAGCGAGGACTTGCCACCGGAACGACGCATCACGGACTGCGGCGGTTATCGCCGTGATCCGACGCACACTCACCGCTTACCGCGCCGGGCGGTCCAGCATTGCGCCAGAAGGGGAAAAGAAAAAGCCCGCTCAAAGCGGGCGAATCGCACTGGGGAGCGCGATGGAGACAACGATGAAACTGAAAAGCAAAAAGCCCCGCGCGGCTTTCACCGGCGGGGCTCACGAATCTTGCGGGCGCGACTCTCCCGCTTCATCCGCGAGAATAGTTGATCCTGATTCAGTTTACAAGCCCCTCCGCAATCAATTTCGGCCGGAGCATCTGCTTTGCCTCTGCGTAATCCGCCTCTTGCGCGTCCGGATAGCGGGGGTTGTGCCAGACCTTGGCCCCGACATCCATATTCTTCATCGCCACATTGACAGCGATCCGATGCTTGATGCCGAGCTTGTGAATCATCGGTTCCACGCGCTCGCCGATAGTCTTGCGGATCTGGTAGTCGACAAGGTCATTCAGGTCCGAGTGATCCATGAACTGGCGGCTGATCCGAAAATCCCGGCAGGTCGAGTCCGATCCGGAATACGACCGCACCTCAGTAAAACCATTCGACCACCGATACCAGTGATACAGGATCTCGTCGATCTCGTCATACTGCGGAATCGCGACGGAGGCGGCTGTTTTGAATGATTCGGTAGCGTTCATCGGGTTTCCGTTTGGTTGTTGGCGATTTTTCGAAGTTCGGCGCGATAGAACGCCTTCATCTCGATGATTTCGGCGACGGTGAGTTTGAGCGGCGCGTGCGGCCCCTCGAGACGTTCAACCGCCTCGGCGCCGATCTTCTGGATCAGGCCGGCGCGATAGGCGATCAGGTTCCCGGACAGATGCACATTGCACGGTCCGCATTGCTTGTTCACGTTGAGCGGATCGAAGCGGCTGGCGGGATTCGAGCCGACCGAACGGTAGTGGCCCGCGTCCCACTGCCCTTTCCAACTGGCCGGGCGGCCGCAGGATATGCATGGCAAATCAGCATCGCGTGCACGAATCCATCGGTTGAACACGGCCTGCAACTCCCGCAAATGTGTGCCGCGAGTCTTCGCCTTATCGAGCGCCTCACGAAGCGATTTGCGCTCGGCGCGTTGAGCTCGAGCTAGCTTCCGCGCCTTCTCCTTCTCAGTCAGGGCGACGGCGCAGGCCGTCGAACAAACCTTCTGAAGCGATCGAGCCGGCGTGAAAACGACGCCGCACTCCCGGCATTTCTTCGGCTTGAGGGTCGCGCGCATCAGCACAATTCGGCCCTCGTCTCGGATGCAGAAAGTTGCGCAGCCATCTGTGCGAACGGATTCGATTGCTTCCGGACTCGCACCGCGACAGGCTTCGGCGCGTCCATGCGCGTGCCCAGTGCCCAGATGGCTTTCGGTCGACGCGTGGTCGGGATCCAGCGAACAATGTGCAACTCGCCCCGATGCCGAGCAATCGTCTTCAGGACGGTGCTTTTGTGTGTTTCCAACACGTCGCACAATTCATAAATCGACAGCCCCCCTGACTGCTGCAGGGCGATGCGCATACGCGGCCACAGGAGATTCTCGCGAGTCTCAATGCCGATATGACCGGCAGGACGATGAAGTTTCCATCGTCCGACAGCGCGGCGGATTGCGTCGGGGCTCACACCTGTCACCGCTGCAATGTCCCGCAGCGAAGATCCAGACTCGTACATGCGAGTGACGAGCGCCTTTTCGTTGGTACGCCAGAAGTGCCGGCTCATTCGAACCCCCTTGAACGGGATTGCTTTTGAACGGTATGAGTCGGCCATGCTCCGGAATGGCTCTCGAACCGCACGAACTCTCCGCAGTAAGTCATCGGGACGTCGCCCGTTCTCCCATGCCGGAACTTCGCGACGCGGATCTGAGCAAACCCGCGCCACTGCTCTCCGGCGTCCGGGTTGGCGACTTCTTCCCGGTGGATGAACAACACGGCATCGGCATCCTGCTCGATCGAGCCGGAGTCGCGCAGGTCCGACAGCATCGGCGTGCGATTGGCCCGCTGCTCGACCTGCCGGTTCAACTGCGCCAGGGCGATCACGGCAATGTTCAGTTCCTTCGCGAGCGCCTTCAGGCCGCGCGAGATACCCTCGATTTCCGCGTTGCGGTTCGCGCCTTCGCCCTGCATGAGCTGCAGGTAGTCGACGATCAGCACGTCGAGACCCGACTTGCGCTTGACCATCCGAGCCTTGGTCCGAACGTCGAGCAGACGCAGCGCCGGTTGGTCGTCGATGTGCAGGTTCATGTCGCGCATCTTCAGGGTTGCCGCCGTCACGCGATCCCAGAACTCGTTGTCGTCCGGCGCGTTCATCACCCGGTCAAGCGGAACGCGGCCCAGTGAGGCGATGTTCCGGTCGATCAGCTCGCTCTCCGGCATCTCCATCGACAGGAACAGAACCCCGTGATCGACGGCGGCATGGGATGCGATGTTCAGCGCGAGACTCGTTTTCCCCATCCCAGGCCGAGCCGCCAGGATGACCGACCAGCCCGGACGCAGTCCGCCGTTCAGCGCACGGTCCAGATCCTCGTAGCCCGTCGAAATGACGCGCTCACCGCCCGTCGAGCGGCGCTCGAGCAGGTTGATGTGGTCGGCCAGCGCCTGAGCCAGCAACTTCGGTTCGCGCTTGACCGTCGCCTCGCCAAGGGATTCCAGCTTTGCCGCAGCCCGGTCGATCAGCGTTGCAGCATCGTCAGCCGTCGCGCCGACCGATTCCTGCATTTCCGCAGCGACAGCCAGCAATCCGCGTTTGCGCGCTCGGTCCACCACGACATTGGCATTTCTAGCCACAGAAACGGCGCTAGGAGCCTCTCGCGCGAGCGAGTTGAGGTACGACATACCCCCGAGGCCATCAGCCCGTCCTAGGGCCTTTAAACGCTCGTAGAGGGTGACAACGTCCACGCCGACGCCATTGGCGATCAACCCGACGATCTCGGCGAACAGAGCGCGGTGGTCGCCGCGGTAAAAATGCTCGGTTCGCAGATCGCCGATCCGATCGATCGCGTCGTTGTCGTTGAGCAGAATGCCGATCACGGCCTGCTCGGCTTCGATGCTATGCGGCACGGCCTTTGCGAGGTCGTTCGCGCTCATGCAGCCTCCTCGTCATGGAATCGGCCCTCGCGGATCTTGGCGAAGTTCTCGGCCTTGCAGATCCAGTCGAGGCCCGGCGTGAAAGGCCGGCGGTCGCCGGAGGTGGCCCGCCCGGTCAGGAACGCAGACTCGGCGATGTAGCCGAAAAACCGGCGCCACCAGTCGAGGTTTTGCCGCTTCGGGTCCTCGTTCCATCGGCACCGCAGGTGGTCGGCACGGGCAGGCGTCCAGTCCCGAATCCTCGGGCTGGCAGGCAGGAGCTCGTGGTACGCAGCGATGATCTGCTGGTGCGGGCAAGGCGGATGGCTCGGCTTCTGTCGCCGATGGGACAGGTCGGCTTCGATCGCCGCCGGGATCGGGTCGTCAGCAGCGCTGGCGACACCCAACCCGTCAGGGTTGGGATAGGTTTTCTCCTGTTCCTGTTCCTGTTCCTGTTCCTGTTCCTGATTTCGAAACGGTTCGGCAAGGGTTTCGGAACGGTTCGAAGGAACGTCGCATTCGATCCCGATGCGTTCGCCGCAAACCCTTATGAAATCAGCCCTCCAAGCGCATTCGGCCGGTACGGTAAGCGCGATCTTCTTGGCGCTTTTCCGCTGGTTCGGGTTCTCAGGCGGGTTCCAGTCGAGATGCTTGATTACCCAAACCCATTTCGTCGACTCACAGCGGCTTGCGAAACCCTTTTCGAACAGTTCCGCGAACCCTTTGGAAACCCTTTCGCGATCCCATTGAAGGTCTTCGGATGCGTACCCATCCGGGAGACGGAACACGCCGACGATGTTGCTGTGCGGGCTCGTCAGGAGATACAGCGCCAACATGCGGGCGTCCTCCGACATGCCTCGAGCCGTTGAACTCGTCCAGAACGACGAATGTACTTTCCCGTAGTCACGCATGTCCGCTCCTGTCGTTCGCTGCGACAACGCGATTCTCGTAATCGCGAAGTTTCTGAATTGCCTCGCGCGCCATCCATTGGAACGGGTCGAGCGTTCGGCACGATTCCATCCGATGGAGAAGCTCGAACACTTCGCCGATAGACGGGTCGATGTGGATTCCTGTGGCATTCATGACCGCCCCTCCTTGATGCGCTGCTGCTGCCGCGTCTCCAGATACTTGAACGCCATGCTCTCCAGCGCCGTCAGTTCGTGCGCGTCGACGACCATGGAATCGACCGGAACGACCTGCAGGCCGGCGGCGGCCAGAAGCAGCGCCCACCGGTTCAAGTCGTCCAGCGCTCGGCTGATGGTGCTAGCCGACACGCCCATGCAATCCGCCACATGCGCCTGCGTAACGCGTGCAACCGCGCGCAAGATCTCGGATTCATTCCGTGCACCGAGCATGCGTGTGCTTTCGATCTCGGCAGGCGAGACTGTTTCGACGGTGCTCATGCACCCTCCCGAGTAAAGGGGTGGGAATCCCGCCCAGCCGTAGAATCGTGATCGCCACAACCACTGAAACCACCACCAAGGGGATCCCCATGACCTGGGACATCAATATGCTCACCGCAGCACTCGGCGGAGCAAACACTGCGCTGGATATGCTCGGCAAACTTGTCGGCGCTAATGGCGACGCGAAAGTACAGGCCGCGACAGCCGAATTGAGAAAGGAACTTGGCTCGGCAAGCCTCGCATTTGTCCAAGCGACGCAGCACCTGATGGAACTGCAAAAAGAAATTGCCACGCTCCAGCGCGAAAACGATGTTCTTCGCGAGCAGCTTGCAAAGACGCAAACGCAGGCGGAAAACGACGCCCGATACCAACTCGTTGAACTTGAGGGGCAGCAATTCGCCTACCTTTTCGAGCCGACCGAGGGCGAGAGAACACCCCGCCATTACCTTTGCGCCCGATGCCGCACGGAAAAGAAAAATTCGGTGCTGCAGGGTCACGGCCGCCCGGGCAATTTCAAGTGCCCTATCTGCTCGACGATCTACATCACCGATCGAAACTCCCCGCGCAGCAGAAGCGCAATCACCGACGATGAGCCGCCCGGCGGCCCGCAGGGCTGGATGCGCTGACAACTTCGCGCGCTCGCGCTTGCGGTTGAGGCTCATGCGGCCACCTGGGCGTGTTGATTGGCGAAGCCGTCGGGAATGGGCTTTCCATGCTGGACAGCGGCACCAATCACCATCGCCGTGCGTTGCTGATCGAGTTGCTCGGGCCATTGCGATACCGCGCCCTTGGTGATGCCGAGCGCGCGAGCAAGTGCAGCGCCACTGCCAAAGATGTCCGTGGCTTGCTGTTTCGTGAGGTTCATACCTTCGGCTCCAATAGGTCTCGCCGTGAGTATAGAACCCTAAACTGAATTTGGAAAGTGCTCTAAACCATGCTTCGTTTAGATTTCTATCCCATGAACACGCTAGAAGATCGAATCCGCGCGGTGCTTTCCGAGACGCAGGCCGAACAGGTCGAGCTCGCGGAGGCGGCCGGCGTGACGAAAGGCACTGTGAGCCAATGGCTCGACGGGAAGATCAAGTCTATCAAGCTCGAGTACGCAGTCGGCATCCAGAAGCGGTACGGCTACAACCCGGTCTGGCTTGTCATGGGAGAGGGAGAAAAGAAGATGGGGACGCCCGGGTATGCGAATGTCGCGCCAGCGCAGGTTGGATCGCGTCGTGTTCCGCTCATTAGCAGCGTCCAGGCCGGACGCATGACGGAAGCGGTCGATCCGTTCCCTCCGGGCGGTGCGTTCGAGTATTTGCTCACCGACCTCGACCTATCCGACTATGCCTTCGCGCTCGAGATCGAAGGATTGTCGATGGCCCCGGATTTCAATCCTGGCGATCGCATCATTATCGACCCGGCGATCCAGCCACGCCCTGGCGATTTCGTCGTTGCGAAGAATGGCCGTGAAGAGGCCACCTTCAAAAAATACCGTGCGCGTGGCGTCGGCGCGGATGGGCGCGAAGCGTTCGAATTGATCCCGCTGAATCCGGACTATCCAACCATCAGCAGCGAGCATGAGCAGGTGCGAATCATCGGGGTGATGGTCGAGCACCGTCGCTATCGAAAAAGATAATCAGACCACTTCGGGGGAACGAAATGCGAAAAATCATCAGCGCCGCGGCTCTCGCCTTGGCGCTTGCGGGATGCGCAACGTACGACCTATCTCTGATGCCACGCGGGCCAGGCAAGATGGCTCACGGCACCGCGAAACAGATCGACAAGACCGTTTCGATCACGATCGACGACCGAACTTACGACGGGAAATTCGCCTACGTTCAAGGCGGCGCATTTACCCTCGGGACAGCATTTTCTGGCGGTCAAGTTGCTGCGGGGAATGCCGTCGGAATCAGTGCTACGGGCAACGGGAACGTGCTCGCGCAGTCGGCCGACGGACATAACCTCCGCTGCGTCTTTTCGTTTAGCGGATGGAGCCAAGCAGGTACTGGAACGTGCCTTACTGACGATCAACAACTGTACGACCTGCAGATTACGCGATGAACGGAAACGAAGGACTTTCGCGCATTGCGCGAGTGATCTCCGGAATCGGTTGGATTTGGGGGATTCTGCTCGCTCTGGGAGCCATCTCCAATCTCGCGTCCAATCGTCAGGATGTCGCGATCATTTTCTTCATCTTCGGCGTTATAGGGATAGGATCCGCAAAGGCTCTCGCTTGGATCATTCGAGGTTTCGCCANTCCTCGCCGGTAAGCACGTCACCCACCTCCCGCAGTTGCGGGATTTTTTTTGCCTTCATGGTTTAGAACACTTGACTGCATCAGGATAGTTTTCTAAACTGGCCTCAATGTCACCTACGACGCCACCGCCTCGGTGGCCTGCTCTTTAACAACCGAAGGTACGCAGGAGCCTCCCTCACGGGACTCGCCCTGCCGGCCGCATCCATGGCCGAAACGTGACGCAGACGAACCGCGCTAGGCCGCTGTATTGGCTACCGGTCGACGGCTGCTGAAGGTCACGAAGGGATGAATTCCCCGCCGGATCGACCCGGAGCTGGCTCGGCCAGGTGTAGCCGCGGCGCCGACGGGGAAGCAGCTTCATGGAGCCGGAATGCCCGGGCTGACGGGCAACGAGAAGCAAGCCTTGAAAACTTGCGAAGTACGTTATCGAGTTGAAATGTTCCGAGGCTCGGGACCAACAATGCGGCGCCGAGTGTTTGCGCGGCCACGCAAGCAGCAACTGCCAATTTGTGTCTCACCCCCTCGAAGCCGGAGATCAGCACCGGCCCGGCTCCATGAAGCTGTTCCGAATTTGCAGTCAGTACCGCCGGCCATTTCTCCCGGCAAACCTGTTAGGAGTGCATATGCTCAATCCTCACGTAACAGAGCGTGCCGCCGAGTTCTGGACCGATCGGCAGCAACGCGAATATGACGATGCTGCCGAAGCCGAAGAAGCTGCCTTCCTGCGCGCATCGGAAGAAGTCGAGTTCGACGACGTGATCGAAGCGATTTACGACCTGCCGGAGTCCTTCCGCAACAGGGTTTTCACTGCCTACCTCGACAAATCGGACCGCAAGCATTTCGTCTACCTGCTCGAACTGCTGTTCGACGATGCGTTCGCTGCGGCAGCCGAGGGTATTGCGAAACGCAAGGGGTACTGACATGACGACCGCGATTATCGGTTTCGTGCTCGGGATTTTCGCCGCCGCCCTTCTGATGATTGCGGCATGCGATGTGTCGCGCAACCGACACTCGAAACGCTGACCATCCCCGCCCGCTACAGGATAAAGACGATGGACCAATCATGGAAGAGCGAGCCGAACGAAGAAGTGTTCGAGGCTCATGGAATGAAGTGCGAGATCCGCCGCGTTTCGTGGAGCGGCCATCTTTGCGGATACGTCGGCGTGCCGGAATCGCACCCGTGGTTTGGCAAGGACTACAACGCTGACGTACCCGCGACGCGGGCCCAACTGGATCGCGAAGTTGACATCGACAAGATCGGGGTGATCAACCTGCTTTGCGCAAACGCACCGACCGAGGAAGCGACAAGCATCGTCCTGCTCATCGATGTCCACGGCGGCCTTACTTATTCGTCCTCCGGCGTCGATGCGCTGGACGGTTTATGGGTGTTCGGGTTCGACTGCGCTCATGCCGGCGATCTCTGCCCGGTCTCGGCCGAAAAGTACGGCGACAGCGGCTACGAAACGTATCGAGATTTCGCATACGTGAAGCGCGAAACGGAATCGTTAGCGCTCCAACTGTCGAAGATCGTCTGACCACCCGCGCCCGCCCTGCGGGCAATCACACCACACCATCGCCGGATACCCACATGAAGATCGAAATCCTGAACTGCTGGACCCTGAAAGTCATTTTCGAGTGCGAAGCAGATTCGATGAAGGTTGCTGTTGAGTTGGCATGCAAGCAGGGTGTCAGCCTGAGCGACGCGAACCTGAGCGGCGCGGACCTGCTGCCGATCAAGGCCGATTTCATCGAGGTGATCTCGCAAGCCCCGCGCGAAGTGCCGGCGCTGATCGAAGCACTAAAGGCCGGCCGAGTCGACGGCTCGACGTACTCGGGCGAATGCGCATGCCTCGTGGGAACGATCGCGAATGCGCGCGGCATCGACGTCGATTCTGCCGAACTCGGAATCCCGAAAGATGCATCGCGTCCGGTGGAGAGGTTCTTCATGGCGATCCGCAAGGGCGACACACCGGAAACGAATGCCGCTTCGAAGCTCGCGCTCGAATGGGCCGAGACGTGGCTCGACACGCAGCGCAAGGCGTTCGCGTCGTAATCAAGCACACCACATAGAGGAAAGACCATGATCGAGATCAAGAACGGTGGCCCGGCGTTTCCGGGCAAAGCATCGATCAACCGGAGCACGGGAGAGCTTCAGGCGCACCAGTTCGGGAACAACGACTTCGAGACGCTCGGCATGACGCTCCGCGACTACTTCGCGGGGCAAGCTCTCATCGCGACCTTCCTGAACGGGTTTGCTGGCCTGAACGAGGGTGATCGCGCTGCACTCTGCTATCGCATGGCAGACGCCATGCTCCGCGAGCGGGAGGTGTCGCAATGATGACCGTGCTTAACAGGCGCCAGCCTGTATTGCGCGATTACAGCCGATCGGTTGTATCGCGCGACTGGTTTCCGCTCGCGGTGCTCGGCGCGCTGTACCTGATTGCGTGCGGCGTTGCGCCGGCCTATGAACTTCTCTCCGGACTCGCAAAATGAATCCCATCATCGTTCTCCAGCACAACGGCTGGTCGTACATCAAGCACGGATACCAGCTGTCGTACACGACCGCGTCCGAGCTGATCATCAACGGACAGGCTGGCGTCGCGGTCGAATGCCCTGGCAACAGAGGCTACTCGATGTTCGAGGGCGAGCTGCTCACGCTGGCGATCCCACAAGCACCCACGTCGAACCTGATCGGATATCGGATCCGCGACGAGTATCGCGACACGACGACGTTCCCGCGCACGCTTGAGGCAGACGCGTTCGAGCTCGATGACGATCAGGACGAGTACGTGCCGCGCGATGGCGCCGCGTACAAGCGCGAGTTCTACGACGAGGTGCGCGAAACCGTCGAGCGCGAGCCGCTGCTGATCGATTTCATTATCGTTGACCGCGACTGCGCACCGGTCGAGCGGCCGGGCGACATCACGATCGACTTCCCCGCCGACCTGCGTGAGCACCCGGAGACGTGGCACAAGCACCCTGTTTCGATCAGCGGGAAGGCTCTGTTCCTGCGCGCCACGGCTATGCTCCGCGCCGAAGTGAAGGCCCATCCGAACGAGTTCGCGATGAACGATTACGCGAACATCGGCACGTTCACGCTGATGCGCGTCGTCACGCACAAGCCGATGCAGTACAGCTATTCGATCGGCAAGCGCACGAAGCGGTTGACGAAAACGCAGTCGACGGTCGAGCTGATGAAGATCTCGGCGCCCGATAGCTCCTACCGAGACGGCGCGATCGTCCCGGGCGAGCTGCGAGGCGCGAACTGGGCCGACCTCCAACCGCAGATCGAGCGATTCCTCGACACAATCCGCGCATTCATCGCGCCGGGAGCTGTCCACATTTGCCCGCACTGCGACGGTGACGGCTTTCTCGTCGAGGCCCGCGCATGAACCCGATCACCTATCTGTGCGGCGCGCTCGACCGCCTGTTCGAGCGGAACCCGGTCGCCGGGATTCTCGTTGCGATGGCAATCGCGTTTGCATGCGCGATCGGCATTGCTTCGATCCCGGATTCCACGCTCGCGGTGCGCGCAGCTTGGGGGACGTAATGCTGATCGAACATCTCGACATCGACGAATACCACGCGCGGCCAGAGGTCTCGAAGTCGCAGCTCGACACGCTCGACCTGTCGCCCGCGCACTTCTGGGCGCTGCATCGCGATCCGCAACGGCCCGCGCCGACCACGCGCGGCGGCCAGCTCGAAGGCCAGCTCGCGCACTGCGCGATCCTTGAGCCCGATGAGTTCGACAAGCGTTACGTGCTCGGCCCAACGCTGAACCGCAACACGAAGGCATGGAAGGAGTTCGTCGACGAGAACGCCGGCCGCATCGCGATCCAGCAGGACCAGTACGACACCGCGTGGCGCCAGTCGGACGCCGTGCGCGCGCTGCCGGAGATACGCGAGGCGTTGTCGCATGGCCGCGCCGAAGTGTCGGCGTTCTGGACCGACGAGGAAACCGGCGTCGAGTGCCGCTGCCGACCTGACTGGGTACACGACTGCGGCGACGCCGGCGTGATCCTGCTCGACCTCAAGACGTACAGCATCGCGAGCCCTGGTGAGTTTCGCCGGCAGGTCGCAAGAAAACGCTACGACGTGCAGGCCGCGCTCTACAGCGATGGCTATGCGAAGGCATCAGGCCGCCCTGTGCTCGGCTTCGTGTTCGTTGCTGTCGAGAAGGAATACCCGTTCGCCGCGAACGCGTTAATGCTCGACGAAGAAAGCCTCGAATCTGGGCGCACGAAGTATCGCAAGAACCTGCGCACGTACGCCGAGTGCATGCGCACCAACACGTGGCCTGGGTATTCGACGGGCATTGACATCATCCGCCTGCCGCAATGGGCACTCATCACCGAGGAATAAAAACCATGGGTCAAACCACCAACATCGCCAAGCTCAAGCAGACCTCCAAGATGGTCGCGCGCGATGCCGGTATCGGCAGCGTCAAGACCTTCTTCGAGTCGCAAAAGGCAACGCTCGCCGCGGTGCTGCCGCGCCACGTCAGCCCGGATCGCATGCTGAAGATCGCGCTCGGCGCGCTGCGCACGACGCCGAAGCTGATGGAGTGCACGGTCGAATCACTGATGGGCGCTGTCGTGCAGTGCTCGCAGCTCGGCCTCGAGCCTAACACGCCGCTCGGCCACGCTTACCTGATCCCGTTCGAAAAGAAAAAGAAGGTAGGCGGTGAATGGGTGACGGAAAAGGTCGAGACGCAAATCGTCATTGGTTACAAGGGCCTCATCGATCTCGCGCGCCGTTCCGGCCAGGTCGTCAGCATCGCTGCGCATGCCGTGCACGAGCACGACCACTTCGACTACGCGTTCGGCCTCGACGAGAAGCTCGAGCACAAGCCGGCCATGTCTGCGCGCGGCCGCGTGATCGCTTTCTATGCCGTCGCAAAGCTGGTCGGCGGCGGCCATGCGTTCGAGGTGATGAGCGCCGAGCAGGTCAACGAGATTCGCGATGCCAGCCAGAACTACAAGTTCGCGCGCGACAAGTCGAAGACCGTGTGGGGACAGCACTACGAAGAAATGGGTCGAAAGACCGTGCTGCGCCGCCTGTTCAAGTACCTCCCGGTGAGCATCGAGCTTGCGAGCGCGGCTGCACTCGATGATGTCGGCGCATCCGGCCGCTCGCAAGCTCTCGACACCGTGCTCGATGGCGACTACATCACGCCGACCGACGACGAGCCGGACGACGACGGCGAGATCGATCCGCCGTCCGGCCTGACAGATCAGCGCCAGCAGCAACGCGACATGACGCTGCCGTCCTATGACGACCTGCTCAGCCAGATCCGAAACGCGAAGGACGAGGAAGTGCTCGCCCTCGTGCTGGACAGCGCTCGTGATCTCCCGCAGACCGAGTACGTGAAGCTTGAGCAGGCGTATCAGGATCGCCGCGAAGTGCTGCTCAATGCGTAACGGGGCACCGCGCGGCACCCGTCGCGCGCCATTGAGGCTTTATCTGTAGAGGAAGCGATGAGCGACCAACCGATTCTCCAGCAGATCCCCGTCGTGCGTGACCAAGACGGCTATTTCATTCACCCGGACCTCCTCCATTTCTGGACGGTCACGATGGATGGCGCGGAGCACTGCACGCCGCAGCAATGGGAAGACCTCGAAAAGCGCGCCGGCATCAAGACATCGATCTACCACCTCGGTAACGAGAGCATGGATCATCCGGCATACGTCTCGTACTTCGACAACGGGAACCTCGACATCAGCGCATGGGATCCGTCGCCGGAACCCGGTTGGTGGCTGCTCGAAATTGGCGATAGCGAAGACGGTCCGTACGCCGTTTATGCAACTCACGCGTGAGACTGACCATGAACGACCAACCATACGAGAACGCTATGAAACTGACCATCGAAGATCTCGAAACGCTCACCATCCATCACGGCGGCCATGAATCGCCTGACGAGGGGCATTGTCTGCTCGAGGTCGTCAGCATGTTTGCCGGCGAGCAGTTCAGCGACTCACCCAAGTGCGTCGATCCGATCCTCGCTCAGTTCGGCAGATCGTGGAACGACGGCATGCGATCCGATGAAGAACGCGCGCAGTTGAAGATCTACATCACGCGTCTGCCAGGTACCAACAAGGGCCCCGAGCTTTCCCAAAAACGCGGCTGGATGGCGATGGATTGGATCGTGCGCACCTACTGCGCCGCATGGCTCGCGCTGAATCCGCGGCTCGCGCACCATGCCGACGCGCTGAAAGCCTTGCCGCCGATTACCTGCGTTGCCGACTTGCAGGCGGCACAACCGAAGCTGGATGCCGCCAAGAAGGGCGCGGCCACCGCATGGGACGCCGCATGGGACGCCGCACGGGCCGCCGCACGGGCCGCCGCACGGGCCGCCGCACGGGCCGCCGCACGGGCCGCCGCACGGGCCGCCGCACGGGCCGCCGCACGGGACGCCGCATGGTACGCCGCATGGGGCGCCGCATGGGACGCCGCACGGGACGCCGCATGGGCCGCCGCACGGGACGCCGCACGGGCCGCCGCACGGGCCGCCGCACGGGACGCCGCATGGGACGCCGCATGGGACGCCGCAGGGGCCGCCGCATTGTACGCCGCACGGGCCGCCGCAGGGGCGAAGCTCGAGCCGACCGTCAAGCAACTTCAGGCCAGCGCGCATGACCTGTTCTCGCGAATGATCGACGCGGAGTAACCATGAACGACCAACAACATAGCAGCGCTGATGCGCTGACGGACGAACGGATTGAAGCCGAGGCGAACCTGTATCGCCTTGACCTCGCGAACGGCATTGATTGGTGCTTCGACGACTCTGGCCTGAAGGCGCTTGTCCGCTCACTTATTTCGGAATCTGTCGAGCAGCCCGAACCGCCAGCGGCAGACGAGCGGGATAAGGGGTAAGCCATGGCACCCGAAAAGATGTCCGCATACATGGGCGTTCTTGCCAGGATGGTCTATCAGGACGGCAATCTCCTGTGGGCGAACGCATGGAAGAAGCAGCTAAACGGCACCGTCGCGGGCCGGGAGGATTCCGATGGCTATCGGCGCATTCATATCCCCTCGATCGGCATGATCGGCGTTCACCGGTTGATTTTCTTGCTCCATCACGGCTTCTTGCCTGAGTTCGTGGATCACATAGATGGGAATCCTAGAAACAATCGAATCGAGAATCTGCGCGCAGCTACGCGTCATGAAAATGCATGGAACGTGAAGACTCCGCGTACCAATACGAGCGGTCGCAAAGGCGTCTATCACCTCAAGCCGTCAGGGAAATGGCAGGTATCGATCCGGGTGAACTGCAAATTGAAATACATCGGCGTGTTTAATACGTTCGAAGAAGCATGTATCGCAAGAGATCAGGCCGAACAGGAATTTCATGGCGAATATCGCCGATCTAGCGAGTCGGTAGGAGATAAGAATGAACAGCGAATCTGAGCGGGCGGCGTTCGTGAAATACATCGGCTGCGACCGTCCTGAAACGGAAGGGGTGGCTGTAGACGCATGGGACTATCACCGCAAGACGTGGTGCGCAGCGCTGGCCTATGCCCGCGCCTCCTCTGCCAACGAGACGGGGGCGCCGATCGGTTGGGCGTGGATTTCGCCGACCGGCCATGTATCGCGCTTCACGGCCGACTTCGACGGCAAGCACGACCAGTTGGTGCAAGGCTGGAAGGTGCGCCCGGTAGCGTTCTGCGATTCGGTCGCCAACGAGACGGGGGCGGAAGGGGCGGAACCGTGCGCTTGGCTGGTCGAATGGACGCCCAATGTTTCCGACAAGGTATGGGTTCAATCATTCGTGAACGAACTTGATGCGATCAACAAACAGCGTCAGGTCGGCGGCCGGATCATTGCTTGCGCGCCCATCAACGCACTTTCTCATGCACCCGCGCAGGCGGCGGAACCGATGCCGGCCCCGGCCGGATGGAAGCTTGTGCCTGTCGCACCGACTTTTGAGATGTGCCGCGCCATGGAGGAAGCGATCGATGCGGGATGGAAAGATTCCATCGTATGGGCGAGAGGAATCGCAGCCGCCCCGCAGCCTCCCGCGCAGGCTGACGCACCGGCAGAGGCGCGCGAGCCGCACTCAGATGATGTCGCCGTCGATTCCTTCGCCGCCGCGATGAAGCACAAACTCGCGCTGGCCCGCGCCAAGGGCCGTGGTGGTTGGGAGGCGTGCAGCCCTGCCGACCTGTCGCGGATGCTGCGCGAGCATGTCGAGAAAGGCGACCCGCGCGACGTGGCGAACTTCTGCATGATGCTGTGGCATCACGGTTCGCCGATCGTCAGCGCCCCCGCAGATTCGGGAGAGGCGCGCCTGACGGACGAGCCGAGCCTCACGAATCCGCTCACGCCGTACGGCATGCTCGTGCGCGCCCTGCGCATCGTCTCGGGCACGACGCTGATGGATATGGCGAAGGCGCTTCTGACGACGCCCGCGAAGCTGTCGGCGATGGAGTTTGGGCGCGCGCCTGTCACGCCGGAATTCGCGTTCGACGTGGCAGCATACTTCGACGCACTCGGCGTGCCTTGCACGGAGTCTGCGCTTCGTGCCGCCGCCCGCGCCCAAGGAGGCGAATCGTGAAGATCACCGATGAAGTTAGCCTGTATTACATGCGTGACAACCACACATTCAAGCGCCTCACCGGCCCCGTCGAAGACATGCTAGCGCAGGTCATGGCTGAATTCGACGACGGCTATACGTACGGCATGCTCTGCACAGAAAGCTTGCCAGGCATCGGCTATGTGCACGCCCACGGCACAGCTGATCGTCAGCGCTTCCAGAACGAAGCGCGCGAGTGGTTGTTTGCCGCAAAAATCAGGAGCGAGTTGCCATGAAGATCACCGATGACATGCTGACGGAGTGGTTTCCGCCGCACATCAAGCCTGTCAATGAAGGCCTATATCTGACGCGCATGACTCGTTACGGCGCACCCGCGTATTGCATTTGGAGGGACGGAAAATGGCGCTTCAAAAACAATCCTGAAACTTCCTGCATCTTCCAAAATCGCCAATGGATTGGCCTGAAGGAGAGGCACCATGGATGAGCGCGAGATTCTGACCGATGAGGATCTGCTCATACTTTGGAAGAAGGCAAACGGCGCGCACCCGGACTGGGGGGTTTTTGGTCGCATGGTGATCGATTACGGACGGGAAGTTCTTGCTGCCGCAAATCGCACCACTCCCGACAGGGACGCCATCATCGAGGAATGCGCGAAGGTGTGCGATGACCACGCAAAGACCAGTTACCTGACGGAAGCCGTTACTTGCGCTAGGAAAATCCGCGCCCTTAAGCCCGCCCCCACTAGCGATCAGGGAGAGAAATCGTGATACCAGCATCCGAAGCGAGAGAACTGGCCGGCCCGACGATTCGCGAGCGAGTCGAGGCACTTGAGCCGCTTATCCGTGCTGCAGCCGAAAAGAAGCAGAGGCAAATCATCCTGCATGACTGGTGGGCGAACGTTGGATACGAGCGTGGAGCGGCGTGGAAAGAGGCTGAGAAAATCCTGAAGGAGTTCGGATACACGCTCGAATTCTTTTACGAGGAGCGGCAGTTTGTGAAGATGTACGCAATTGTGAGGTGGTGAATGGCAATCGACACCGAGAATATGAAAGCGCTGGCGGCGAAAGCGCGGGAAGAGTCAGTGGCTTTGATGAACAGCTTCTCTGAAGATGTTTTCGGAACTCTGTACGAAGCCGCCGACGCAATCGACACCTTGCTCGCCGCTCTCGAAGCCGCTGCTTCGGATAAGCGGGATGCGGAGAGGTATCGGTGGATTAGCAGGGCTGTTATGCCGTTCCAAAATTATGCGAGCGGAAATCCTAACTGGACATTTGCATGGTATGGCCCGAGAGGCCCTACGTTTGATGAGGCCATCGACGCCGCCCTCTCCCAACGCCAGGAGGAATCGTGAGCTATATCAGCTTCGGCTCTGGATTCTTGTTCGGTTGGTGCGCGGCCGGAATGTGTATCGCGATCTCATGGGCGGTTCGCTGGTGGAAAAAAGACGGGCCGACACAGGCGATCGATGGCTGGCGCGACTCTTTTGAAGAGTCCCGAGCTCGCGGCCACAACACCGATGCCTACACGTTCGAGATCGCATGGGCCTACGCTCGGGATTATTTCGAGCGCCGCGCCCCTGCTAGTGAGGGAGATCGGATTCCGTGTCCCAAAGGTGATTGCCCATTCCAAGTCGCTCGCGTCGGAGAGACAAACACAATCTGCCCCAAAAATCGCTGTGGAATGCTGATCGTTGCCAAGGAGAGCAAGTCATGACCAGTCGCCGCATCAATAGCGAAGCCGTCCTCGGCGTCCTGCGCACCGGAACGCACACCGCTCGCGAGATCGCGACCAAGCTCGGGACATCCACCGCATTCGTGCAGTGCTTCGTCGACACGCTGTTCTACGCCGGCCGCATCCGGATCGACCGGCGCGTGCGCACGGACACGGCATACGAGGCGACGCCGGCCACGATACCGCGCGCGCCGCTCGACACGCCGGCCGCCGGACCGCGCATCTCACCCAACCTGCAATCCACGCTCGCCGGCTACGATCGCGAGATCAGCCGCCGCGTCGAGCTCGCCATGACCACGAGGGGAAAATGACGCCAGCACTCATACCAGTACGCGAATGGGCGCAGCAGATATTCGGGAGCCATGCCCCCCATCCCAATACACTGCTCAACTGGATTCACTCGGGAAAGATCTTGCCGCGCCCAATGAAAGTCGGCCGAGGATACTTTTGCCGGCCGGATGCCGAATACGTGGATGAAACCGCAGATCAAATCAATAGGATGATCCATGGCCGCCAGACCGCGAAGCGCGCCTAAGCGCCTCTTGCCTCCCAATCTCTACCAGAAGAAAGACGGCTATTTCTGGTTTCGCAATCCCATCACGAAAGAGACATTCGGCCTCGGGAGAAACAAGGAAGCCGCAATTTCGCAGGCCAAGACCGCGAACGCCGACATCGAGCGGCGCCGTGGCGATACTTCCCTGCTTGCTCGAATGGATGGTGGCGATAACCTGCTGTCGAAATGGTGCGATGTGTACGAGGAATCGCTCGCCGGCCTCAAGCCAAATACGATGAAATCAATCCGATCACAGCTCACTGCAATACGGGGCGACGAAATCGGGAAGATGATCCTGATCCACATCACCCCACGCGATGTCGTCTCATTCATCGAGCGATGCGAGGCAGAACGCGGTGCGCCTATGGCATCCAAGATCCGATCGCGCTTGCGCGACGTGCTGCGCGCGGCGATGGAGAGAGGCGCCATCGAAGTCGGCAAGAACCCGGTTGAGGTGACGTACAAGCCGAAGGCGGTAGTGAAGCGCAGTCGTCTGACACTTGACACGTACCGGGCTATTTTGGCTGAGGCGAAAAGCCACAAGCACCGTCAGTGGGTAGCCAATGCGATCGAGCTTGCATTAGTGACGGGGCAGAGGCTTGAAGACATTTGCCGGATGACGTTCGACAACGTGCATGACGGATTTCTTTGGGTCGAGCAAACGAAAGGCCGCGGGACGAATCGCCCGAAGCTGTGCATCCCGTTATCTCTGTCACTTCCGGCGGCCGGCTTGACTCTGGATGACGTGGTGAAGCGCTGCCGCGACCGGGTTGTGTCGAAGCATCTGATCCATTTCTCGCATGCCATATCCAAGGGTAAGCCAGGCTCAGCGGTCGCGCCCGGAACCCTCAGCCAGGCGTTCAAGGTTGCGCGCAATTCGTCCGGCATCGTGACCGAAAAAGATCGCACGCCGCCAACGTTCCATGAGCTGCGCTCACTAGCCGCTCGCCTCTATTCCGAGGCATACGGAAAGGACTTCGCACAGTCTCTGCTCGGCCACAAATCGGAAGCCATGACAGCCGTCTACCGCGATTCAAGAGGTCAGGATTGGACCGAAATCAAGATCTCGAATGGCGCTTAGTTTTTGACGATCTTTTGACTAATTTTGGACGACGGCCGCAGATGTCCGTCAGATAAGGATGTTCTTCGCGGAGCATATTCCGTACAGAAAGATGCTGTTCGAGAACGCGGCCTGCTTCTGCCGTTCGAGCGTGTTCGTCGTCGATCCGCATTCGAAGTCGATCGTGCCGTTCTGCAGCAGCGGAATCCGGTTCTGCGACGTGATCGGAATCTCCTTCACCGTGAGGCCCGGCAGGCTCAGGTCCGCCTTCAGCTGATCGATGATCCGCGCGGCGATGTCGCGCGAGTAGCCGATATTCTTCTGCTGATTGTCCGAGTAAGAGAACGGCACCGACGATTCGCGGATGCCGAGCGACACGACGCCCGTGTCCTTGATCTTCTTCAGCGTGCCGGTCAGCGCCTGGGCATGCGCGGCGCCGGCCAGCGCACAGGACAACGCGACAGCGGCCCAACGAAAGCGGCGATCCAT